GGAATCTTTCAGCCACCGCTCGATCACTTCCAGCGGTACATCCTTGCCAGCGCAGGCGTTCATAGCCGCACTCCGCACATCACAGTTAACGCTTCGTAATGCGGCCTCAATAGTTTCAAGACTCATACACGTGCACTTTTTAGCCTTACTCATTTGGATTCCCTCCATTCAAAAAAATATCTACTTTTTATTCACAAACCATTTCTTATCGCGCCCCGATACCCGCCAGTATGGAAGCCATCTTATCCATCATGGCATGACCGTCCATGATACGTCCCCAGTTGTTCTCCTGGTAGTTGGAAGTCATGCGGCGGGGAGCGGTATGTCCAACCATGTCGCTCATCGCGTTCAGTGCGCCCCAGGCAGTCCCCTTGAACTTGAGAATGTCCGGCGCGAAGTAGCAGATCATGTACTCTTCACGGGCTTTCGTCGCGTTCCGCTTTTCACGCTCGCTCATATCCTCCGTGGACGGAAACATCTCGTCCAGAATTTTGGCAATCTGCTCATCGGTGACGGTCTTGTTCGCCATCTGGTCGGCGTACACAGCCAGCTTGTCCATGTACTTATTCGCCATGTCCAGGCACATCCGTGCCTCCTGGAGCTTGGCCTGAATGTCGCCGGTATGCCGGACAGACCACGCACGCTTTGCGCCGTTCAGTGCAATGTTCAGAGTGTTGTTGCAAACCACCCGGATAGGCGTCATACACACGCGGATAGCGCCGCTGCCGTCGTGGGTGTTGGAGAAGCACAGATACGGCTCGGTCTTATCGCCGACGATCTCCGTATCGGGCAGTTTTGCCAGCAGCCAAATCTTCCGGCCACCCATAAGGCTCCCCGCCGTCTCATAGTGAACCTGACCCTCTCCGCCAATCAGAGCGTCGGTGAACGCAAATGCCTCCGCATTCTGCACCACCTGATACCGGTCACTGACCACGCCCAGCACCGCACCGTCGCTGCTCCGCACATTAGCGAAGAAGTTATCCACCTTGCGCCCGCCGCAAACCTGAATGGGCTTGCGCTGCACAGTCCAATCCAGACCGGCCAACCGAAGTGCATCGGCACTGGTAGGCGCTTCCTCAACCTGAGTGCCCAGGCCGTGCCAGGGCTTCTCGCGTCCAGCATAGAACATGGTTTCGATATTGTGCATAATCAATCTTCCTTTCATAATTTGTTTTACTTGTGATTTATCTCTCGCCCTGATATAACAGCCGATTTTCCATCTGTGCTAACCAAACGAAAAAATTAACGTTTTACGTGTTTCCATGTCTTTCCAGATAAAATACTATCAACAACTCGATGAGAGATGTTTAACATCCTTGATATTTTTCTTGCACCATACCCACACGTCTCCCGAATACGCCAAATCTCAAGTACGGTTTCCTCTGTAATTGTCGCATTATAATGGCTTTCTCCAAATGGAACACACCCACTCATTTTTGCTGGTTTGCGTAATCCGAGATCAAGAGCGTGTAGGTTGTTCTCGGATGGAGTAACATACTCCAAATTTCCTGGGGTATTGTTCAATTTATTTCCATCCTTGTGATTGACTACATACCCTTCTGGACATACGCCAAGAAATGCTTCAGCGACAACACGATGGACTCGAATCGTTTTCCCAACGTGTGGACTTGGATGCACTTGCAAGACTTTATATCCAAATTGGTTTGTAAATTGCTTTAGAACATATTGTGTTTTGGCGTTACGTATACGCCCTATATTGCTTACTTCATATAAGTTGTTTAGCGAAGGAATAGGTACCCAAACCTCATTATCAACTATACAACTGCACCTATTTTCACTCAAAAATGATAACCTCCTAAACTTCCCAAATATCGTTGATATCAAAGGAAATGCGGACGTGCCCATCAACGGCAGAAATCACCGTGCCGTCGGCCTTGTTCATGATGGCTGTGAGAGCCGCCGTTTCTTCCTTGTTCAGGGTAGCGGCAGGGGAGAAGTCCAGCCAGAGAATGGCGTGCTTCTCTTTCATGTTCGGGTCATACCCGTCGATCATCCGCACGTCATCGCACATATTCATAAACTCCACCAGGTCGCTTTTGACGGCCTGGTAGAGCTTGATCTTGGAAAAGTTAGCACGTGTTCCGTTGAAGTTTTCGTTACGGTCGTGCATCTCTGCGATCTCTTCAGGGGTATAGTTTACGCGCATCCTTTCTTCCTCCTCAACTCCATGTACTCGGGGTAGCTCACCCCCATCAGCTCGGCGGCGGCATGAAGCGCCTGCTTCTTATCTCCCAACGGGCCAGCAGGCACCTTGGGAGTCTCGATCTTGTGGGGGTACCAGCGGGAACTGCCCTTCTGCTTGGACACATCATAAGTAATGCTCATATGTTCCTCCTTATAAAAATGGCTTCTTACCAAACAGCACGCCAGCCGGGAGACTTGACCAGCTCATCCAGCTCGGCCTCTTTCTGGTCTGCCGCTTCCTGTTCCCCTTCGTCCGGGAAGTCGGAAACATCCAGATCATACACATTGACGCCCACATCGGCGTTAGAATAAACCTTTTGAACCAGGCCACCGGCAACACGGACGGCCACCTGTACATCCAGCTCCTGCTCCTCGATCCGCCAGTTGGTGGAATCGGGGTCATTGCGAATGACTGCGGTATCCTCGCCGCACTCGCATTCCTGGTCGTCAGTCAGGTTTTCAGCATCAACATTCCAGTACGGAAGCTCGGCCTTAAACTGCTTGCGCATCTCGGCCTGAGCTGCTTCCTTATCCAGAAACAGCTGGACGGTGGACTGATTGCTCGCGTCGGTATCCTGCTCGTTTATCAGCACAAAAACCTTCATCATTTGTTAGCTCTCCTCTCAGCACGGTTATTGATATATTCCATCACAGCCTCGTACAGCTTGGGCGACGCGGTGAAAAGAAAGACATCGTACATGGGATTATCCCGGTCGGGAGCTACCTTGTAAGGGGTGAAACCCTTCTCGATCAAGAAGCTGCACATTCTGGCCCGCTTGCACACATAGGTCTTCTGCTCGTTGGTATTGTTCATCTCTTCAAGTCCTTTCAAAAAGTTGTTTAGAATTGCTTCACTATAATTACAGAGCCAGGGCAAATTTTGCTAACCTCTAAAATAAAAAGCCCGCCGTAAAAACGGCGGGCAATCTATCAGGCCACGGAAGATTTCAAACGGGCGCGGGGATTAGAGGCCAGATCGTACCACGCTTCTCCGTTGGAGAATCGGGCGATGCAAACGTACTCCTGGAATCCGTACTCCTTGCCCAGCGCAGCCAGCTTGCGGTTGATCTTCCGAATCTCAGCCTCATACTTCCGATAGGCCACACTCCGGCAGCAATCGAAGTAGTAATGGCAGTCGTCGTTGGTGTAGTCCTCCTCTGCCAGATCGTGTTCAACTTCCACATAGAACTGAACGCCGGTATAGTATCCGCTTCTGAGCTTGACCTTGTGAAACATCAGCTCATAGTTAAAACTATCCAGCGCCGCGCCGATGATCTCGTTGTCATCGTAGGCCGCACACTCATCAAAATACCGATAGTCTTCCAGCTCGTTGCACTCGCAGAACTCACACTCCGTAGCGTCCTCGCTCATGATTGCTCCGCATTCCGGGCAGCGCTTGGTGTCCTCATAGTAATCCTTGGCAAACAAAGGGAAGTCCCTCATGGTACAGAAATTAGCAGCGCTCATTTTTTCATCCTCCTTAAAGTTAGTTGTTTGTGCTTGTACTATAATTACAGATAGCCTCCCAGTTTTGCTAACCGGGAGGCCACTTTTTTATTTGCCGTCATCAAATTCCTCGGCGTCGATCTCGTTGGAGATGGAAAACACTTCATAGGCGGCTTCATTCAGGCGTCCGATAGATGCAGTTGCGTGCGGCTCGCGGTTTTTGATTGCGTCCGCCTCAGCCTCCAGCAAGTCCTGGACAAAAGCCAGAGCCTCACCCACGTCAGCATCCACCACAATGGTGGTGCTATGCTTGGCCTTGATCTCATCGAACTTCTTTTTGCTCATGTACATTAAAACTCGTCCTCCTTCACAAGGATTTCCCCAATAGATACCTCTGCGATATAGTTGAAGTCCAGCTTTTCCAACAGCCGCTTCATAACCTCGTGGCGACCATTTGCGCTCACGACATATCCACGAACTGAACCGTCGAATTGACGAACGACAACAGAATATCTTGGGCAAAAGTATTTGTCTTCAAACTCTGCCCTCCCCAGATCCTCTACCACATCCTTACCGCAGGCCGGACACTCAGTAAAAGAGTGCCCCTCGATTTCCTCATCGTGCAACACATCAGAAGTAAAATTTTCACCGCAGGCTTCGCACTGGATGACTGTCCCGTTGTCTTGAGATTCAGCCAAACAAGAATGGCATAATGCGTGCTCGTTCTCCATTCCTTCGTTGACAATAGCCGCGCCCTCAAAAAGGAAGTCATCTTCCTTGATCTCACAACCGCAAATTTTGCAGATTTTCATATCCAGCACCTCCATTATTTTAATCCAGGCCAGTTGTACTATATTTACAAACGGATTTGATATTTTGCTAACCTATCCAACAAAAAAATAGGGGAGACCATCGCAATGATGGTCTCCCCAACGTCATGCCTCCACAACCTTATAATCAGAAGGAATACGTTTCGCCGGAATGTATGAATTTTTCAAAGGATTATACCAAAATGGGCGTTTGAACTGATAGGCCGGTGCGTGCTTTACATACTCCACCAGATCATCGCCGTGGTGGAACTGAATCCGCGTTCCGATAGGCAGATTAGATAGGGCGTTCGGTGACTTCTTCTGTTCTGCTTTGAGGACACAGGACTTCCGCCAGGACAGCGCACGCTCGTTGTAGGTAGGAGATAGTAGTTTCAGGATAGACGGCGGGCAGTCATAGTAAAACGGCCCCATCGACTCATCCATATCCTTATACCAGAAGTTGCATCCATTTTCGACTTTGCGGCTTGTCTGAGTCACAACTACCAGGCCGTAAACATCTCCTCGCGGGCTTTTAACTGCTGCATAATAGACAGCCCCAACCATCGCGGATTTTACCAGCTTGTGCCCGTCCTCTTTTTCAAACCGGAAAAGCTCGTGGTCAAGCTCGGTCTTGCGGTCAATAGCCCCGTCGCTTTTATAATGCGTTGCGCAATAACCAGTCCAGCCCATTCTCGTGCCTCCTCAGTAAATAACCACTTGCTTGGTGAACAGCAACCACAGCCCCAGCGGAGCCAGCAGTACAACCGCCGTGCCGTCTCGATCTTCTACGGTTACGCCGGTGGAGCACATCCACAGCACCAGAGCGCAGCAGGCCAGAACTCCCAGCCCCATAAGCCGCTGCTCGATTATCTTCTTGCGGTAATACCGCCGCTGATTTCTTGTCATTTGTGCTTGTCTCATTTTTTTTATCGCCTCCTATTATATTTACAGAATGATTTACTTTGTTGCTAACCAAAAAAAGAAAAAAGGCGGAGAGAAAAATCCCTCCGCCTCTTTTTAGGCTACCACATCATTCTGAAGCTCGGCCATATGCTTTTTGGCCTCTTCCAGCAGGCGCTTTTCGTCCCATTCAGCGGTGAACTTTGCCAGCTCGTTCCAGTTGCGTTTCTGGTAGATGTTGTCGGTGATCTTTACCACGGCACCCAGGCCACGGCTACACCACATACCCGGCGTGCTGCTCGGTGTCCACAGGGAAAGGGAAAGGCGCGGCATCATGCCAATAGTCTTCTGATAGAAACAACCCAATCTCGGCTCCTCGCGTACCTCAGTCCATCCGATGTCAGCCTTCAGCACTTTGCCGTCCGGCAATTCGATGGAGCGCGTAGCCACCTTGTCATTCCAGATGATGAAGCGCTCCAGATCAAGCCGGAACCCGTTGCTCAGTTTTGCGTTCCAGCGATTAACCTGCTCTCTCGTACATTGTGCCATTTTGTCTTCCTCCTTAATATTTAATCTCAATGCGCTTGTCTCCGGCTTCGATAGCCGCACGTAGCTTCCCAGAGATAACGTCCAGTTGTTCGGCCCGCAGGATATACAGGGAACGTGCAGCCCCAGTTTCTACTGCGCTCAGGGATTTCAACTGCTTCATTTCTGCTTCCAGCTCGTCGATCACCCATTTGATTTCAATTTTAGTAAACGCCTGCATATTGCACCTCCTGGTATAATTACAGAAGGGGAGAACGATTTGCTAACCGCCCTCCCCCAATTTTTATACTCCCATTCCTCTCTTGAATTTCTCATGGTCGATGACGTAGGTGATGGCGCTCATTGCGTCCAGATACTCCGCAGACTTATCAACCGCCTGCACGCCCTTCTTCTTATCCTCCAGATACTGGTCGCGCGATTTATCAAACCACTGGCCGTAAATCATGACCACCATATCCCGGATATTCTGAAGCTCGATGTTGTTGCGCTTATCAATTTCCAGCACTTCACAGATGGTCTTGGACTCCTCGCCGGAAACGATGCCCCGCACCTTCGGGGTGTATTTCTCTCTCAGCTCCTGGATGGCGTGAAAATCAGTTTTCGTTGTCATATGTCATTCCCCCATTATTTTGACTTTCTACTTTAATTACAGAAAGAAGGACAAATTTGCTAACTTTGTTATACGCTAAATGCACGATGACCAGCGGCTCCCATGCGTACAGAATAGACACCATCATTATCTGCAATCAGGGTATTGCATCGCTGAATATCAGTAAGCTCACAGTATAGGTTTTTGACTGTTTCACCAGGCACCCATGTGTCGATGTCATAATCATCTGCGATGTCGCCGTCCCAGCCCTCATATGCAGTCGGGTCATCAGCAAGTTGCTTTACTGCATCTGCCAATACTCCCTTGGGGCCGTATTCCCAATTCTCAAAAATACGAACGGGATTCCCGTCTTTCAGAATGACCATATACAGGCCACCACCGTTGTCTTCGTATACTTCCCATGTCATTTTACTCATTAGTAATCGCCTCCTACTATAATTACAGGAGCAAAACCGATTTTGCTAACCATAAAATAAAAAAGAGGAAGGACTTTCGCCCCTCCTCTTCGGTTTAGCTCCACGCATCGAAATTCAGCCGCTGACAGCGCTCGTCGTTCGGGAAGATGACCCAGTGACTGTAATTATTGGGATATCCCTTTTCCTCGTCACTCTCTCCGCCGCGATAGCTTCTCCGCCACTCGCCACCGAACGCCTCGATCATCTTGCACGCGCCGTTATAGAAAATCCAGTCGGGCGTCTCCTCGTCCCAGTCGGCGTTATGGATTTTTCTGGTATGGAGATAAATGCGATAGCGGTACTGCAAGAAGTCTGCAGCCATTTTTTCCAGCCCTTCGATGTTTGCGTTTTTTCTGATACTCACAGCTTGTCCTCCTATCTTATTCACACCAGGGCTTTTTTCGCCCGGTACTGCTGAACCAGGGATAAACGCCGGATTCTCCCTTATCATTTGAAAGGAACCGGGCCAGCCGCTTTTTGTCATCCGTGTTCATCCAGCAGGTATAATTCGGATTGTCCCAGCGTCCGTTATGGCGTTCTTTGCGTTGCATGGATTTAACAGCGGCCACCAGCAATTCCTGATTGATGTCCAGCATGGCACAGATGTCAGCCAAAATACTACCGGTCGCACCTGACTTTTCAAACAGCTCGCCCAAGCGGTATGCCTTGGAACCATTCAGGGAAGGAATCCATAGGGGAGAGTCGGGAGCCAGCCCCAGCTCTTTTCTTACATCCAGACTGTATTTCATATAGTCCGCTTCAGCGTCCAGATAATCACAGACGACGGAAACTAACTTCTCGACATCATACATGACGATTTCCTCCTATCAATAGCCAGCGGCGCGGCCAAACTTGACGGCCTCTTCACCCTCTGCCAGCTCCCGGATATACTCGATCTTTCCGTTGGGGAGCTTCCACTGACGGATATAAAGGCGACCTCTGGCCCGTGCCTCGGTTTTATTCTTCACGGTAAAAACCGCTTCGCCCGTGCCGCCGTCATCGTCAGTGATACAAACTGCATAGCGTTTCATTCTTTTGACCTCCGTTAATTTACTTTGCTGCTTGGAGCATTGCCCCTTACACTATATTTACAGACGGTTTTTCAATCCTGCTAACCTAACCGGCAAAAAAAATAACGGGCCAGCCACCAGGCTAGCCCGTTTTTATCAGCCGTAAATCACGTCGCCGAAAATCGCATACTGCATAATGCAGTCAGCAGAAATTCCGTCGTACTCGTCGAAGTCATCCGCGTTATGATCTTCCGCGTACTTTTTCCAGCCGTTCAGAAGTTTTTCCAGCGTCAGCTCGTGGTCTTTATCATCCTCACGGTCGTACACGGTCAGCTTGCCGCCGCTCTCCAGAATCTCGGCCAGCACGTCCTCATAGCAGGGCTTCATATCGGCCTTTTCTCTTTCCGTCAGCCGCTTCCGCGCCGCCTCGTAGTCCTTCTCATCGCTGCACAGCTCGCCCCAGTAGTTAAAACCGCCGGCCTCGCAGCACAGCACACAGTCCACGATGTTCTCCGTCGTGATCTTCAATTCCTTTTCGATCTTGAATGTGTGTTCCATCTTTCATTCCTCCCGACAAATAACGTGCCGAATTTGCAAAAGCTCCTCAACCGTTCCATCTCTTAAAATCTCGCGGTTTTTGGCCTCGATCTCTTTGGCCTCCGCTTCGGTGATTTTCTTATCGCCCAGGTAGTAGCACTTCAATGGACTTGACCACCTCCCACTATAATTACAGACTGTTCCGATTATTTGCTAACCATTCAGTAAAATTTTCCGAAAAAGAAAAGGCGGGCCAGGTTTTCCCAGCCCGCCGATCTGTTATGCAACCGCGATTTTCCCGCTGCCCTCTTTTTCGATCTTCTCGCTGCCGTAGTAGCCTCTGATCTCGTCCAGCGTCAGAGACTTCTTGCTCCGCTTCTTGTATCCGTCGCGGTGGAAATACCACGCGGATTTGTTGCTGCTCCACCGGAAAGACAGGGCTTTCAGCTCTTCCTTGTGCGGCCTGGTGTCGCCAGTGACCCACACCCAGGAGCCGCAGACCTCGATCTCGATGCCCTCCATGTGAATCAGCTTTTCGATGATGTCCATGAACTCCGTGGCCGTCTCGGTCGTGGCCGTCCGTGCCGTGTAAAACTCGCCCTCCGCATTTTTGTGGGTATCCTTCAGCCGGGAGAACAGCGCCTCATACTCGGCGTTGATCTCCTGCATATCCGAAGTTTTGCCGCCCCGGTCAGGGTGATTTTGAAAAGCCAGCTTCTTGTATTGCTTTTTCAGGTCTTCCAGCGTCTCAGGATTATTGAACCACTTCATGTTTGTCAGCCTCCATTATTTTCGTTTGATTTCCAGGTATCTACTATAATTACAGACCGTCATTGTGATTTGCTAACCATTAAAAAGCAAAAAAGCGGGCCAGTTATCCCAGCCCGCTACTTTATTTGCACCAATACATATAAGCATACCGATCGGTATTTACGGCGTTGAAAGTCTCGCAAAAGCGCTGCCCCTCTTCCTTTTGGCAGTCGTGTCCATCAAAACCAAACTGGTTGTAGTCAGGCGTAAAATCAAGATAATCAGGTTGACCCTTGATATGGATATAAACTACATACATTGAATCATTCCTCCTTCTACGATAATTACAGAATGAAATTCGTATTTGCTAACCTTCCATAAAATAATTTTGGGCAAAAAAAACAGGCCAGGAAATCCTGGCCTGTTACATTTCATCTTGCGTGATAGTGCGTCCTGCATTGTGCGATTACAACAGAACTACCGTCTATACGATACACAATGCGGTTTGTTCCATCAATTCTTCGGCTCCACCATCCACTAAGATTCTCTTTCAGTTGCTCCGGCTTCCCGATACCGTCAAATGGGCTTCGCTGAATATCCTGAATTAAAAGATTAATACGTTTTAATGTTTTTCGATCTTGCCCCTGCCAATACAAATAATCTTCCCACGCTTCTGGAAGAAATAAAATGTTAAGCATCCGTTTCCATTTCCTCCAGCTCCTCCATCGTTTTCAGAACTGGATTGCTCTGGCCGGATTCATAGCGGGAAATCGCTTGTTCCAGCCGCAGCATATTTGGCTTGGAGTAAAAGGGGTCAAGAGATAAGTCAAAGGGAAGCCGGTTTTCCCGAACAATGGCCTTTGCAAACATGGTCATCGCTGTGGTCATGTTTAAGCCCAGGGCGTCCAGAACCGCTTCTGTGTCGCGCTTGAGAGTATCATCCATGCGAAAAGATACATTTGCCATAAAATATCGCCTCCTTGCGTTTCATTGTACTGCAAATATTGTGATTTGTCAATACGCTGCTTTAATACCTCCTACTATAATTACAGACAGAGACGGCGGTTTGCTAACTGTCCAAAAAAAATTATACACCACCAGCATCTGCTCTGCGTATGCGTTGATCTTCTCCTCGCTCATCCATTCCGGCGCGGTGAATACCTCGCACAAGTGGCGGTAAATCATCCGCATCAGCTTGATCTGCTCGCGCTCGTTATGTGCCCAGAGATGACCCGCAAAGCGTCCGCCGTTCTCCAGGTAGTAAAGGCAGTCGGCCTTCAGCCGCCCCAGCATCCGAAACAGAAAATCAGATGTACTCTGATTGATCTCGTCAATATCCATTCTTTTTCCTCCGTTCCAAAATAAACATTGCAAGTTTTTACAACGCCTATTATAATTACAGAAAGAATCGAAGATTTGCTAACCGCCCAGAAATAAAAAACTTAAAGGAGACGGGAATATTGTCAATCGATCCATTTTTCAAAAAATTAGGAATCGTAATTGTAGCCTTATTTGTTATAGGTATATTTGGAATGGCAACATCCCCAAGATGCCCAGGATGTGGGAAAATATGGAGCGGAACCAGTACAATGAAATACTGTTTCGCTTGCCAGGCAATACAAGCACAGGGTTCAGCATCAAATAAAAAAACTTGCGCTTATGATAATTGCCCGGACTATGTAATAGAAGGTTCTAAATACTGTTACAGACATACCTGTTCTGTAGATGGGTGTTATAATCAAGCAAACGAGAATACAATGTTTAAGTATTGTAATAAACATCAAAGCGAATTAACGTGTGCAGTTGATGGGTGTCATGCAGATCGGTACAGAGATAGTATCTACTGTAATATGCACTATCCAGACGGAAAATAAAGCTGCCGGGTGGTATAATCCACCCGGCTTTTCTGTTATAGATTTACTCTTGTACCGGCCTATAGCCTATTCTGGATTTTTCTTCCGTTCCTTATCCTCCGCAATGCAGCCGCGAACATATTCCAGCAGCATCCCGGAAATTGTTTTTCCCTTTGATTCTGCATAGGCTTTAAATGCAGCGTGTTCTTCCAGATTAACAGCACAAGCTATTGTTTTCTGATTTTTTGCGTTCCATTTTGCCGAAGCACGCTTCTGTGACTCAGAAGTAGCCATATTATTCACCTCTACTACAATTACAGAAATAATATAATTTTTGCTAACCATATATAGATTTTTGTTGACATTATATATACTTAATGTTATAATAAAGGTATAAAAAGAGGGCGGATGATACCAGCATCCGCCCCGCCTGACGGCCAAGGATGAACCGGCAAGCACGGGATAAACCCGCCTTAGCCTATTCTACCACGGACGCAGGCCAAAAACAAGGAGAAAAATTATGAAAATCAAAATCGCCACTGTCCAGAACAACGCCCCCGCACATTACTTTCTCCCCATCATCACCGACGCGCACAACCTCCGTTATTCCCATGCGGAAAAGAATTGTCTGTATTTTCAGATCTTTCGTTTCCCGTATAAGGAAATGACCAAAGCCGTATCGGGCAACGAGGATGGAACCGTAAAATTTATGAAATCCTATATCCGCGCCGCCGTCAAGCGCCAGGAAACCGTTTTGCAATTCGTTTTCCGCTATCAGGTGGAAAAGGTGGAGCGCAGGAAGTCCGGCGAATTAAAGCGCCGTTCCATCATCGAAAAGGAAAGAGTTTTTCTGATCGAAGCGGACAAATCCGAAATTATCCAACTTGTGAGACCGCTCCTTGTAGAGCTTGAAAATGTGAACAACGAGAAAGACGCCGCGCTCTACCTTAACAGCTTCCAGGAATGGGCGCATCCTCTGACGCTTGAATCTGTCACCGCAGAATTGACCGAAGAACAAAAGTTGATAGCTGCCAAAATGCTAAAGGCTTACTTCGCAGCTTGAATCGTTCTACTTATATTACAGAAAGAAAACAGCGCTTGCTAACCAAATCCATAAAAAAAACGGCGGGAAAACTCCCGCCGTTTTTCCGTTATCCCTGCTTATCCACCAGCGGTTAGATGAAATACATCTCACCGTTGATTTCCAGGGCGATGGCCTCTTGTCCCATCTCCCGCTTCAGCTCCTCGCACAGCTCCACCACGCGCCCGACGTGCTCCTGGAGCGCCGCATCCGCAGCATAGGCGAAAACCACCGTTGTAGCCTCTGCCACCAGGCCAGCCGCCGGAGACATCCAGTAGCCCAGCGCCGGGGTGGAAGTCGCGCCGCCGAAAAGCTCGGAGAGAAGCGCCGCCGTTTTCTTGACCTGTTCCGTATTGTCTGCCGCCCGGTCAACGCCGTTTGTGGCGGGCACGTAAACCGTGATCTTGCTGGACAGCTTCAAGCAATTTTTCAGAACCGCGTTATTGATATTCATTTTCAAATCTCCTTTACGTTCTTTTCATTGGGGGCCGGCGTTCCGTTTTGCCGGCCCCGCTATCATTTACAGACTGGTTTTCTTTGTTGCTAACCGTTCGGAAAAATTTCTTTTCAGGCAACCCGCAGACTTTCCAGCGCCGCCCGCATCTTGACAATGCGCTTATGCACGGCCACATTGGAGATGCCCACGGCTTTCCCGATCTCGCGCTCCGTCTTGTGCGCGGCTACCATTTCGAGAATCTGCCGCCCGATCTCGTCCAGCCCATCCCGGAAAGCGTCCAGGTCTGCCCGGATAATGGCGCTTGTTTCGGTGTTCACCGTAGCATCGCCGCAGCAGGTTGCAAGGAAGCTCGCCGCGTTGCCCTCGCCGTCATTGATCTCCCAGTCATACGCGGCCCCGTGCTTGCTGTCGGCGTAGTACACCGCCGCAATGGAAGCCCGCGCGGCATTGTAGACGACGGACACCAGGCGCATCGGGCGCTTGCCCTGAGCGGCGCGGCGTTCATTGGTCGCGGCCAGCTTGTCAAGGTCGGCCAGCTTGTCAAGAACCCGGATGCAGGTCTCAGACACGAACTCATCAAAATCATGAGCACGGAAGCAACCGAACGCGGGCACTTCAGAGAACTGCAGGTAATGGTCTTCGGTGGAATAGCCGATTTCATTCTTTGCGGCCTTGCGGATGCAAGCGGTCATCATGCGTACCTTGTCAGCGTCGGCCATGTTCGCCCACTCGCCAGCGATGGCGGCGGCGTTGGTCTCAGCGTTTGCGCCTTCAGCTTCGGCCCAGGCAATCTTCAGACACTCGCCCATCAGGACTTCAGACACCTTGCATCCCATCTCGGCCGCCGCCGCTTTGCGGATGGCCCACGCCCGCGTCATGATCTCGCCCATGTTGTAAACCTTTTTCATTGTTCATTCTCCTTTACGTTGATTTACTTTTACGTTGATTTACTTTGTTGCTATCGGGAAGCGGTGGAGCCTGCCGCCCGGAGAGGATACCCCCGGCCAACGGCCCCAGCGCCCGCCCTCTTTAACTGTCTATATCTTACCATAAAAAATCCCATCCGTCAATCATTTTCTTTGTTGCTATATCCGAAAAGTTAGAAAAACAGCCTATTTTACACCAAAACAGGCATATTTATAGCGAAAAAAGTACAGAATACAGCCCATTATTTTCGTCATTATGCTGCATTTATTATTGAATCTTTGTGCATTTTAGCAAGCCGGTTGGCCTGGGATCGCCGCCCATGCCCAGCGCCAGCCCCAGCGCCCGCACGGACTGCCCCAGCACGGCCAGCAGGAGAGACGGCCAGCAGACACGGCACGAGAGCGGCACGCCCTGCCGCCTACCGCAGGAGACGCACGACACGCCCAGCACCACGGCCAGACGGACACGCCGCCCCTATACCGTCAACCCGCCCGCCCAGATCGAACAGCCAGAGCCAGCCGGAAATCGCGAGGACATCCAGAGAGGAAGAGAGCGAAAGGAGACAGGGAGAGAGGGAAAGAGGGCGAAAAAGTGAGGACTTGCGCCCGCTTGCCTGCCGAATTGCCGCCCAGGTCATAAAGGCATCGAACCCCGCCCGAAGCCAGCCCGACAGGAGCCAGCGCCGCAGGCCAGCAGGCACCCCGCCCGCCACCGTGACCAGCTCCAGCCCCGTCTCCACTTCTGCCCGCCGTCAATTCTGCTTTTGGAGAGTTTGCAGAACCCCGGCCCGTTTTCGCCCGTCAACAGACGAACAACGGCACCCCCGCCCGCCTGCCAGGACGCCACCGGCACTGGGGGAGCCTTCACATTTTCGCGCCCGCTCCGTTTCTCACGAAACGGCTCAGTACCTCCACTCTATCACGTACGCCCCATATCCCCATTTTTCACTCGGGAACAATCTCGACGATTCCCCAACAGTAAATGAATTAAACCCATACCTCCAAAATCACATTTTTGGCCTTACAACCCCGGTTTTTCTGTCAACCCTCTATAATTCACCCCGTTTACAGTCGTATTCTTCTCCGATAGCAACAAAGAAAACTAATATTTTGATTGACTTTAGACCCCAGATATGGTAGAATAAATTAAGGTAAGAGACAACAACTGACGGTTCTTTTGCAACAAAGAAAATGAGGTGGACTATGGACACGCAACTTACCCTCTTTGATCAACCTACGGCTCCTCAGATCAATACCGTACCGCCGACCATCTGTAAAATCATTCAGTTCCCCGGTACCTCTGTTGCCGAGCCTCCCAAGAAGACCAACTACCGCAAGGGAGAAGAGCAGACGGTTTTCCCGATCAAGTCTCGTGAGCAGCTTGACGCTATGGCCTCCTGGCTACGGGCTAATGCTGATCCCAAATACCTGCTGGCATTCATCCTGGGTATCAACCTCGGCCTCAGAGCCAATGAGCTTCTGGAACTGAAGTGTTCTGATATTTTCTTCCCTGACGGCAAGATCCGCTACATTGTCGGAGACTACACCGATACCACTGACAAGATCTCAGTCTTCCAGGAGAAGGTAGACAAGCGACGTGGACTCTATCTGAATGAATCCTGTGTCCACGCTATTCAGTGGTACTACGGTAGCGATGCCGGCCACTACTCTGATGAGTATATCTTCGCTTCCCGTGAAGGTGGTCACATTGAAGTGGACACCCTGCGCAAGAAGTTAAAGGATGCGGCTAAGGCTTGCGGGATCAAGCAGAACATCGGTACCCATACCCTGCGGAAGACTTTCGGATACTTCCACTACCAGAGCAACCACGACATTGTGTTCCTCCAGCGTCTTTTCGGTCACTCCAGCGCTCTCATCACCATGCGTTATATTGGTATCGCTGACGAGGAAGAGAAGAAAGCCTACCACGATGTTTCAATCGACCTGTTAGGGGATATTTGATTTTTCCTGGTGTCCACGCTGCCAGTTGGCAGAAGACTCAAGATACCGGGGATGGGTAGATGACTAAATCGAAAGTGTCTACCCCGCACCTACCTTTTGGGTTAGGCCGCTACCAACTCTCCGTATATCCGCGAGCGAAGCGAGCGGCCTAACTGCAAAAACTTCCCCTTTGAAAATTGGCTATTTTTGCAACTTTTTAGACTACTTTGAGCGTAGCGATATTACCCCTTCCCCTTCTAAGGGACGATTTTCAAATACCCCGTTTGTTGACGAGCGTTTGAGCATCAAAATTTAGAATTTATCACCTCAAAAGTGATAATTCGATTTTGGGGTTCTGAACTTTTGAACATTTTTGGAGGTTTTGTATATGTACCGAGATATGGTCTCTTTGCTGTCTCCGGCAGTCAATGGAGACTTCGCTATTGAGCATTTCGAGATAACAGACCATGATATCCGGGCGATATTTAAGGGAATCATGCCGGGAAAATATGTTCGCCTCTCTCGTCGTGGTAGTGTTGTTATGAGCGACACTATGATGGAAAAGCGCACCAACAGAGAGTTTTGCGGTAAGGCTCATGGTGATGTTTTAGTGGGCGGGTTAGGAATTGGCATGATCCTAATGGCAATCCAAGATAATCCCGCTGTGAACAGCATCACGGTTTTGGAAAAGCACCAAGAAGTTATTGATATGGTCGCCCAGCAGCTTCCCTTAAACGAAAAGGTCAAGATCATTTGCGCAGATGTGTTTGAGTGGAAACCTGAAAACGGGCAGCGCTTTGATTGCATCTACATGGATATCTGGGACTACATAAATTCAGAGATATACCGTAATGAAATGAAGCCTTTGAAGCGAAAGTACGGCCACTATTTGAAATCAATCCAGGAAAGCCCCAAACGCTTCAATACTTGTTGGGCAGAATGGTACGCGAAGAATAATCGTGAATTATGTTGAGGTGAAAGATAATGTTTCTGAAGAAGCGCTCCCAGCCGGAATGGACGCCGGCTGACCGGCAAAGAGAACGGCTGTTGCTGGACTACTTTGCCGCCGAAACAAATCTGGAAGAGAAAGCTAAGGCAGCGATCGTGCGCAAGGGCGTCATTGACCTTTACCCGGACGGCCCCGATAAAGATCGCGCCATCAAGGACTTTGAGGCGGCACAGCACTCTCTGCTCTGTGCGATCGGTACGGTAGATGGGCTGCGAAATGACATGAGGTCTTACATCGCGGCGCACGAGAATGACTTCGAGGCTACGGCTCGATGGGCAGTCCCGAGTGTCAACATTTCCAGCCATACCATCATCGAAAAGGTCTACCGCGATTTCTTTGCGGCACGGTAATGAGGAGGGCACATGGAAAAGAGGCGCAGGTTGACGCCGGCAGAGCGCCGCGCCGTTTATGACAAGATGGGTGGGCGGTGTGCATACTGCGGCGAACATCTGAACTATGAGGATATGCAAGTCGATCACGTTGTTGCGCTGAGGAGTAAGGGCGAAGACGATCTGGCAAATATGCTGCCGGCCTGTCGGAGCTGTAATCACTACAAGCGCGGCAACTCATTGGAGGGCTGGCGGCGGATATTGGAAGCAATGCCGGCTACATTGGAGCGTGACTGCTATACTTACCGTCAGGCTGTACGGTTTGGTATGGTTAAGCCAACGTCAAAGAAAATTACATTCTACTTTGAAAGGGTGGGTGAAGAACGTGGAGGACAAAAATTTAATGACGCTTGAAGAAGCGATTCAGCACTGTTATGAGGTTGCCGAGAGGCTGAGAAAAGATAATCCGTGTGATTCTTGCGCTGCCGAGCATGAGCAGCTCGCCCACTGGTTGGAGGAGCTGAAAAAACTCAGAGTGGAATGCGACGGGCTGCGCTCGAACTGGTATAAGTGCGCGGAGAAAGTGAAAACGCTGCGGGCAGAGCGCGACGCTGCCGTGTCTGATCTTCGTAAGCTCGTTCCCGTCTGGAAGTGGGACGGCGAGAAGGGAGAAAGCTCCCGCGAGGAAACACCCAAATGCGGTTGCGTGGATTTTGGATAAGGCGGTGAATTATGAAGCATTATGATTTTTTCGGTCGGGAGCTTATGGTCGGCGACCGTGTGGCCTACATTGACTCCAAGTACCAAGAGCTTCGGAACGGCGAGATCTTAAAGCTCAATGAAAAGCAGGCGACTATTCGTAATCTGGACGACGACGGCCTATTCGGAGACAAGATGGGATATGGCCGGACGTGCAGAGGGTATGGCTGCATAGTGAAGAAAATTTGACCTCCAAATAGCAACAAAGTAAATCAATCGGAAAGGGGCGCGTGCAGTGGACGACCTTAAAGAGTTGACGCGCAGACTGAACGAGTCTGAAGCGACGATCCTACGTATGAACCAGGAGCTTGACACCCTGTTTAAGGAGGTACAGACATATAGAAACGCGGCGAGGCTCTATGGAATTGACCCGGCGACAATGCTGACGCTGGCTAAGAGCCAAGTTAAAACCTGCGCCGATAATATCCGCCTCATTGAGAAAATGCAGGAGGTATTTGAACTGTTCCGGTATGTACCGGAGGATCTAACGGAGCAGGATGTTGTATCAGCAATCACCCAATACGATGGCGACGGTTCCAAGCCGTATTGCGATCTGGTGTACTGCGGACTGAGCATAATCCGCAAATATTTGAAGAAAAGGAGCGAGTATGATGAGTGGCGAAAAGGTAATTTGCCGGAGGGTTTCTGATGGCGTGCTCATTAACATTCCCCATACGTTTGATTTGAAGCAGATTGCGGATTCCGGCCAGTGCTTCCGGCTGACCGCACTGCAGGATGGGGGATATGTGGCGATCACCGGTATGAAGCTGGTGAAAATCACACCGGGTACCAATGGCGGGTACGTTTTCCACTGCCCCTATGATGAGTTCCGGGATGTATGGATGCCCTATTTTGACCTGTCTGCCGACTATGAAGCATATCAGCAGAAGATGGCTGGAGACCCGTTTTTGCGGGAGGCGATAGCGGCAGGTGGCGGTATCCGTATCCTGAAACAGGATTTGTGGGAGATGGTAGTGACCTTCATTATCTCTCAGCGGAACAATATCCCGCGCATTCGCAAAGCGGTAGATGTTCTCTGTCAGACATTCGGTACGCCGCTGGGGGAGATCGACGGCCAGCAGTTCTATTCCTTCCCGACGCCGGCGCAGCTGAGAGGTCAGGATCTGTCACCCGCATCGCTGGGATATCGTGAAAGCTATGTGAAAGAGATGGCCGAGTATGACGAAGATTTCTGGGTGCAGCTCCAGAAGCAAGATGACGATACGGCCCGGAAGACGCTGATTGCTCTGCGAGGCATTGGAGAGAAGGTTGCGAACTGTGTGATGCTGTTTGGGCTTCACCGTATGGATAGCTACCCCAGAGATGTGTGGATCAACCGTATGATTGATGATGTCTACCATGGCAATTTTGATCCTTCCCAGTACGCCGGATTTGCCGGCTATGTTCAGCAACTCCAATTCTTCTATTACCGTAAGACGGCGAAGGAGGAAAGCGTGTGATCGTTAAGGTATGTGACACGATTATGGGAGCAGGTAAAACCGAGTCTGCGATCACTTTGATGAATCAAGATAAGGAAAGCCGCTACGTATTTATCACGCCATACCTGGACGAAGTAGAACGAATCAAACGGAGTTGCAGTGGGCGAAAATTCAAAGATCCGCAAAGCAAAGGCAAGGGTAAGTTGGAAAACCTGCATTACCTTTTGTCTATGAGGGATAACATCGCCAGCACTCATGCGCTGTTTGAGTCGTATAACGACGAAACGATTTCGCTGATCCAAGACGGCGGCTATAAGCTCATTTTGGATGAGGTTTTCCAAGCCGTTCAGACAATCCCGATTTCTCCAAAGGATTTGCAAATGCTCAAGCGGGAGATGATCGAGGTTGACTCTGAGTACCGTGTGCGGTGGGTAAATGATGACTACGAGGGCAGATTTGAAGACCTGCGGGATATGTGCATGACTGGCAACGTCATTTTGTATAATGACTGCCTCTTGCTATGGAAATTCCCGATTGAGGTATTTCAGTCCTTCGATGAGGTGATCATTCTCACCTATATGTTCGATGCTCAGGTGCAGAAATATTACTTCGACATTCATAATATCGAAGTCCAGCGGATCGGAACGGTTTGTGAGAACGGGGTATATCATTTCAGCGATACACCTCACATACCGGGTTACGTAGCAGAACTCCCAAAGAAAATTCATATCATCGAGGATGAGAAACTGAATAAGATCGGCGAAATGAGGTCGAGCCTATCTGTTTCTTGGTATAAGAAAGCGCGTGATACCAAAGGACAGCCGCTTATCAAACAGCTGAGAAACAATTTGACGAACTTGTTCAAGAATATGCTCAATTCTTCATCAGACCGTAACTTGTGGACGGTTTTTAAGGATTACCAAGCCCTCCTGAAAGGCAAAGGATATACCAAGGGTTTCCTTTCCTGCAATGTTCGGGCTACTAACGCATATCGGAACAGGGATTGCTTGGCCTATTGCGTCAACGTGTACTACAACCCTTTGCTGAAAAATTACTTTCAGGAGCAAGGAGTTGAGGTGCGCGAGGATGATTATGCGTTGAGTGAGATGATCCAGTGGGTATGGCGGTCAGCCATTCGTGATGGCAAAGAAATCTGGATCTACATTCCAAGCAGGCGGATGAGGGAACTGTTTCGGAATTGGTTAAACGACATCTCTCATGGAAACACGACAGACTAATGCGGCGTCAACGATTCATTTGATCATATAGGGAACTTGAAATTTAAGAGAGCTGACGCGGCGGTGTGTAGCGGAAGGAGGCTTACAATGAACACCGCACGAAAAAATTGTATTTGGTATGACCAATGTGGCTCGGAGTGCCAGGGGAAGTGTGATGACTATTCTCCGGCTGACGACGCAGGGGAAAACGAAGTGTTCTATCAGGGCGTTTTGAAAGAGAACGCTCAGGAGTACGAAAAGGTAATTCAGGAATATTCAGACAGGGGGTAATGTGTTTGAACCGAGAAAATCGCAGAGCTTTGAAAAAGAAGCTCAGGGACAAAGGCTCACGCACACTTGCTGCGGATGTCCTGGAAAGCCTCGGAAACGAGATCGACAAAAAGATTCGTGATGGGGATTTGGTCACTTTGAATGTGGATCAAATCACAGCTCGGAAGGATTATCGGCGTATGCAGGGAGAGTACCGTCAATTTGTGGAGTCCAGCCGCGATAAGGTATTTGTTGCGCATCCGCATCGTGAACGATCCGATGGGTTCTCTGCTCTGATCGAGCTGGAGGGCGTAGAGACCTGGTTGTTCTGGTATGGGGATCTGATTCAAGTCGAAAATATTCAAACTGAGGAAGGTGAATAGACCATGGGTAATTCGGTCTATATCGTGTCTGTGGATGCCAAGGATTTGTTTTTGGCGAACTATTCAAGCCCGAACAGTAAGGAATATTCTGTGAAGCTGGCTGGATCAGACCACAACGACCAGTTCAATACAAGACGTTTTGTCAACACTTTGGATTATAGCCTCGACCTGATAAAGCTGAGGGAAGTTTATGAGAAGGTATACCGCCGCATGGACTTCACATTCAGTAAGCGGGGTAAAGAATACTGCCGGCGCGTGATCAATGTCACGTTCAAGTATAGCGTCAAGGAGTTCAATCGCTTCTTTGACAACACCTACATTAAGTATGGCTATCTGCCGCAGGATGTGCAGCTTACCGACAACATTTGTATCAAGGATGGGGAACTGATTGCTGTACGGGTAGGATCTCCCGTCGAAAATCCGGCCTCTCCCCAAGAGCTGGGAGATCTGTTCGTTTTTGATAACGGAATGTATCGGCTTGGGAAAACCATGAAGGTACTTCTTACCGTAGCCCAACTTCGGAATCGTCTTTATCAGGACGGATTCACGTGCGATGGTATTGTGTTCCGTAGGTTCAAGCGTTCAAGCGGAAGCAGCCGAATTGGAAAGTGCCTGTTCATTGATGAGCAGTTGTATCCAAGAATGCACAAGTGGGAGCTTTGTGGGCTGAAAGTGAAAGAGGGTCAGGAGATTGATCTGGCCGCTCTGGAAGCCTATATCGCCCTTACTCTGAGCAGCATCGTCGGTACTATTCCGCTGCGGCCCGAGAACTTCTTGGTAATCGACGACTATAAGAGCGTGTTCAAAGATCGCGTTGTGGCGACAAGGATTGGCAGCGATAACTGGCTTACTTCAAAGCCGGAAGAGGTTGAAATCGAGAATAGCATTTGGGATGGACAGTCTCTCATTGACAAAAGTGCTATGGGCGAATGGCAGGATTACGGTATGATCCTTCTGCGGAACCGGTTTTTCAAATCGGCCTGCTTTAATACCAATATCCAGAAGTTCTTCGCCGATCGTGGCATTACTGATGTGTCCCAGCTTTCCGGTTTCACGCTGGCACAGGATATCAGCGATATCAAGGTTATTACTACGCCCAGTAGTATTAAGTACGTGAAGTTTGGCACTCTGGAACAGTGGCTGAGATTGCTGGACGAAGACGGTAACTTTGGCGTCGTGAAGCATGAGAAGCCGACGCATTTCTTTGATGGCCGCATGGTGCAGATCCATTACCAGCTTTTGAATACTCTTCAGCTTTCGCAAGATGATGTTGACCAGTTGGTAAAACCGTCGTTGGATTATCTGCGCATGATCCAGACAGATCCTGCGGTGTTGCGGTACCATATCAAGTATATGGGCGGGAATGAGGAGATCGACAGCGACGGAATTACGACGACGAACGATGTGGTATATCAGATGTTGGGCATCACAGATAAGTTTTCTCAAACGAAGCTGTACCACAACTTCAAAACCGACGTATCGAAGTCGTTCAAAAAAGAGCTGGCCCGTGGACACATCCTTGTAGAAGGGAACTATTCAACTCTGCTGGGAAACCCCATCGAAATGCTCTACTCTGCTATTGGGCAATTTGATGGTGAGAGTAAAATCGGAGTAGGCAATATTTTTTGCCAACAGTTTGCTTTTGATCAGACCATTCTCGGGTCGCGCAGCCCCCATGTGACGATGGGAAATGTACTCCTGGCGAGGAATACGGATAACGAGGAGATCCGGCAGTACGTCAATACCACGCGAGAGATCGTGTGTATCAACAGTATCGGCGAGAATATTCTTTTCCGGCTATCCGGTGCAGACTTTGACTCTGATACTATGTTGCTGACGAACAACACCATCCTTATTCGGGCCGCAGAACGGAACTATCACAGGTTCCTCGTCCCGACCAGCATGGTAGACGCTAAGAAAATCGTGCGTCATTATACCAAATCAGATCAGTCTGATCTGGATATCAAAACATCGGTCAATAAGATCGGTGAGATCGTAAACCTCTCCCAAGAGCTGAATACGAAGCTGTGGGACGCGCTGAACAGCGGAGCAGATTTTTCCGAGTATGAGGAGCTTTACTGTGAGATCGCCCAGCTGGACGTTTTGAGCAACATCGAGATTGATAAGGCGAAGCGAGAATATGCCGTAGACAGTGTTGCGGAAATCAAACGGTTGAGAAAAAAGTATGAGATACGCGACGATGATGGCCGGCAAGTAAAGCCCAACTTTTTCGGGAAGATTGCCCGTATGAAGGGCTATTATGACAGTGTGGGCAAAAACTATCGCTTCCACAATACGACGATGGACTTTTTGCAGCACAGCCTGAACTCTTACCGTACAAGCTATGCTTATACGTCGTTCATCCCGTTTTCTGAACTGTTGGTAAACGACGCCTATCTGCAAAAATCTGTGAGCTATTCACAGGTCGAACGGATCTTGGGGTTTGTCAGAGATATGAGATCTAAGATCCGGGCAGTTTGGGATGGAACAGACGAAAACCTGGATAACTACGGTAAGGCAATCCTGGTACATGAGATTCGGCAGGAGTATATCAACTATATTAAGTCACTGCGGATCAGTCCTCATACTGCATATCGGTTGATGCTCGCCATTGAGGAGCCTCAGAATAAAGATATCTCACGCACCTTGTTTTATACGTTGTTTTCGGTACCTAATCAGTGCTTTTTGGACTTGATTGAGCAGAGCCGGACACCCATTTCAACGTTGACTGAGGTTTCTGACGGCCTGTGGGACGTAGAAATTTATGGGTTCCATTTCCGTAGAGAAACGGCGATGTGCCCAAAAACAACGTACGACAACTGTTGAATTTTCACAATTTTATACAGATTTTCGGGTTTGTTGGTCGAATAATTCTAAAACCACGTTGGGAACTCCCATTTGTTGTCGGGAGTTCCCAAGTCCTAAATTTGGTGTAATTTTGAGGGAGTACCCTCAAATTTATTAGAAAAGGATGGTTCTCGTGGTTCCTATTAACAAGACAGAGAAAGATCTGCTGGTCAAAGCGTTCCCTCCGCATAAGTATCCTCACTACTACTGTTATCCTCGGACGATGAAGCAGGACTCGAAGAGGGGGCATTATTTCTGCGTCGAATCCCCTGAGCTGCTTGCAAAGCTGAACGAAATTCGTCGTATGAACGTGATCGAGGAGCACAAGTAAATGGCAGTGCGGGAGCAGCGTGAGGTATATTCTCACGCGACGATCGACTGCTCCGATATGACGCTGACGGAGTATGATGTGAATGGTGCTCGGACTTACGATATCAAGGAGATCTTGGAGCGTTGGGCCGGCGTACCAAACATTGAAATTGAAATCAGGCAGAGCACGCTTCTGCCAGCAGAAGAGGGGTGAAGACATTCGTGAATCCAAAGTATGAACGCAGAGAAGGTGAGGATACATATGAATATGGTCTTCGCCTAATCGAAATCAAAGTCGAACAGAAGCCCGACGATTTGGACTGGGAAGACATCGTTGAAGCAACTGGCATCGAATGCCATCGGGATAGTTTGAGAAAGGCAGCATCTGTAACGCCATACTCCGGCTATGCTGTTGCGCAGTATTTCAAGAAAAAGTATGCCGCTCAGGGTAATCCCGGCCAGGATGATTATATGGGCGAGCTGAACTGCAAAATTGCGGAGATGCGTAAAGAGGCCAAACGCTTCTATGACCAGCGCCGCGAGTTCAATAAGATGGTCGATCGAATGGGTCGTGAGGAAAATCTGGAAGATCGGCTCGTTGAGGCTGCTCAGAATCTGAATGAGTTTTTGCCGCTATCGGTTAATAAGCCGGACGACTTTTGTATGTTCCTTGGCGATGCTGAGGCTGTTCTTGTGTTTGCCGACTGGCATTACGGCATGGTAACGGACAATATCTGGGAGCGGTATGATACTCAGGTATGCCGTTATCGTGTGGAACGGCTGGTTGAGCGAGCAGTTGAGCGTATCAGGCTGAATAAATGCCATAGACTTCATGTCGTGTTGCTGGGCGACGCGGCTCATGGTTCAATACACACCAGTGCGCGTGTTGCCTCTGAGGAGCTGACGTGCGACCAGATCATGCAGGTGTCAGAAATTATGGCACAGGCGATCAGTGTTTTGGCCGATGAGGTTGAGCAGACAGTAGTTCACGCGACCTACGGAAATCATTTGAGAACCGTTCAAAATAAAAACGACAGCATTCATGCAGATAACATGGAGCGGCTGATTCCTTGGTGGCTTGAACAGCGGCTTCATGATCGCGGCGATATCGTTTTCCCGGAGTCGGAGTATTACGAGTTCTTATACTTCTCCGTATGCGGGTATAACATTTGTGCCGCCCATGGCGACTTGGACAACGTGAAGAACGCCGGAAAGACGCTGCATACGCTGTTCGCCAAGAAGTATTCCAGCGATATTGACTATGTGGTGTTGGCCGATAAACACCATAAAGAGGAGTTTGAAGAACTGGGAATCGAGAGTATGATCGCGCCCTGCTTGTGCGGTACTGATGATTATGCTAACGGAAAACGGCTCTACTCGACTCCGGCACAGCTGATGATGGTTTTCCGCCCCGGAGTAGGTGCGGATGCCTGCTATCAGATCAAATTGAATTAAGGAGTGGGACAATGGTTAAGGCCGATATCGTGTCCGCTCTGTGCGAGAAAGGCTACTACAAGAATCAGGCAAATGATGTGGTGGACGAAGTGCTCCAAATCATCAGAGACGCGCTGGTTCGCGGGGAGCAGGTACAGCTCAGAGGTTTCGGAACCTTTGAGGTGAAAACCAGAAAAGGCCGCAATAGCAAAAACATCTCCACCGGGGAGATGCGGGTATCGAGCGATAGCAAGGTACCCACGTTCCGGGCCAGTAACAGCCTGAAAGAGGATGTTCGCGCCGGTACAGACTCGCAGCAGTGACACAAAAAAACTAAATAATTTTCTTTGTAGCTATTGACATCCAGAAATGTCTATGGTATCATATGACCATAGCAACAAAGAAAATCAACGAAAACAGCGCCGCCCCTGATTAGGGGGCGGACATATGGGGCCATAGCTCAGCTGGGAGAGCACCTGCCTTGCAAGCAGGGGGTCGGGAGTTCGATCCTCCCTGGTTCCACCACTATGCTGTATTGGCTAAGTTGGCGTTTGTGCGGTTCAGCTCATTACTTTTACTGCTATCTCAGCCAAAAGCCTATCGGCTGCAGACGAGGTTTTTCGGACGTACAGCTCTTACGGCAGATGCGTCTGCCGTAATATCGGGATATAGCTCAGTTGGTAGAGCACACGATTGATAATCGTGAGGTCAAAAGTTCGATCCTTTTTGTCCCGACCAGTCCCATTCGCCACAGGAATGGTATTTTGATCGAATGCCGATGACAAGGCGGGAGATACGGCTGTGGCGCATATCTTTCTCTATGAACTGCAAGACTTCCCCTTCCACGCGCCGATAAGATTCGCCGTCTGGAATATGCAGGGATTGGGGAACGTGGTCGGGCAGCGCCTACGCCCGAACCGGTACACCTTGATAATTTCATATGGGGCCGTAATGGGTTCGACGGGGTTCTGAGAGAGTAAGACTCGCAGGTAGAAGACCGCCTCAAGGCTTAAACAAAAATAAAATGACAACGATACGACTGTTGTAATGATCCATCCCGCTTTTTCCGCTGCTCTTGCAGCAAAGGGAATTGCCGCCTGATGACGGCTGGATTCCAAAACGATGTACCCACTGACCGGGTAAACATCTGAGGTCGAAGATTCGGTCAGAGTATTGCAGTTTTCCTTGTCACTGTGAAAAGAAACAAGGTGGTGGAGGTGCATCTAACCGGTGCGCCCTGGGCGCGGAGTGATAACTGCTGATCCGCCCGTCTCAGTTTGAGGCGAATTGATAAAGTGTTGTCTATTGCGTAAGACTGTTTTATTCATGTAGGGATTTCGGACAGGGGTTCGATTCCCCTCGGCTCCACCATATATAGAGGATGTAGTGATAACGGTAGCACGCCTGCCCAGGGAGCAGGAAGAACGGTTCGAGTCCGGCATCTTCTACCATTTTTGGGACACGTACAGCAACTTTCAAAAACTTTTTATGGGAAAAAGAACAACCGTGTTCCGTATTTTGAGACGCTAACAGCAATTTTGAAAACAATTCTACTTGAAATAGAAAAATCATCGCTTTTAACTAAGCATATGCCGAACAAATGTGGTGTCGTTAAGAATGCGTCTCGTAGATCTATATTGGCCCGTAGCTCAATAAAAACATGAAGGGAGGTATGTATGCCAGTATGCAGAAAATGTGGCAAGAACTTTCCAAATCGTGTTACGGTTGATGGAAAAGAACGTGTAATATCTTCTCGAAGCTATTGTTTAGAGTGTTCTCCGTTTGGAAGACATAATACTAAGAAGATTGAATTTGATGTAACAGATAAGCATCAAAGACGAAAACAACAGCTTTCTAACGCAGTCAAAAAGCGTCGAAAAGTTATAAAGCATAGAGCCATTGAGTATAAAGGTGGAAAATGTGGTATATGCGGGTATGACAAATGTGAGTCTGCGTTAGAGTTTCATCACGTTAATCCATCAAGTAAGCTATTTGGGATTGGATCTGGTGATACAAGAAGCTGGGAGACCGTAAAAGCAGAGTTAGATAAATGCGTATTGCTTTGTTCAAATTGTCACAAAGAAGTTGAGGCAGGGATAGTTTCGCCCGAAGCTGTATTAGACGTATTTGAAAGGCAGAAAAACAATGGGGAATAGCTCAAAAGAGTAGAGCACTTGCCTGTTAAGCAAGATGTTACCGGTTCGAGTCCGGTTTCCCCAGCCATATTGCGGGGTAGAGGAGTGGTTCCTTAACGGCCTCATAAGCCGTAGACGCCAGTTCAAATCTGGCCCCCGCAACCATGCCCGTCCCACGAACAGAGCGGAGACTGTAAACCGAATGGGAAATAGAAACCTTCACATCTGGCAGTGATGACTTTTACAAGGTTTTGGGAGTAAAACCGGCGCAATCCGGCAGGCGAAGTACGAGCCGGCACCATGGCTTACGGTGTGAGTAAGCCGATCTGTCCGGTTAGCTCAGCTGGGAGAGCATTTGCCCTACAAGCAAAGGGTCGGCGGTTCGATCCCGTCACTGGACACCATATGCGGGTGTAGCACAACGGCCAGGGCACCGGCCTTCCAAGCCGGGGATGCGGGTTCGATCCCCGTCACTCGCTCCATATGCCGGAGTGGTGGAATCGGCAGACGCGGGGGACTCAAAATCCCCTGGTAGCGATACCGTGTGGGTTCAAGTCCCACCTTCGGCACCAAGGCGTATCTGCATTAAATCACAGCCCCGCACCATTTTTCGGTTTTGATGGTCACTCGACCCAGTGCCAGCACTGGGATGAGAGGGTTGCAATCACGAAGTACAAGTGATGTGAGCCACGCAAACCGTATATGGCAGTATGACTGGAGATGGCTCCAGCACGACCTCATACGTCGTTAGACGCAGGTTCGAGTCCTGCTGCTGCCACCACGGCTCTCCTATTTTGGGCGAAACGATATTATAAATAGCGGTGGCCTTATGAGCGGGGCGTTAATCAATGGGGCTGACATCCATTACCGCTGAAGTCAGTTTATGATACCGTAGCCAAGTGGCAAAGGCTCTGGGCTGCAACCCCAGGATCATAGGTTCAAATTCTATCGGTATCTCCATATGCGCCAGTAGCTCAACTGGACAGAGCATGGGATTTCTAATCCTACGGTTGGGGGTTCAAGTCCTCTCTGGCGTACCATTTATATTGGGGTATCGCCAAGTTGGTAAGGCATCGGACTTTGACTCCGACAAGAGGTTTACCCTCGACCGCAGGTTCGAGTCCTGCTACCCCAGCCAAAAATAATACGGTGGCGGAATAGGTAGACGCTAAAGTGTGGCTTCTTATAGGTTGGTTAGTGAACGGAAGTGTAAGCTGTAAAAAAGTAACTCCGAGTCAGCCGCGATAATTCGCCAGTTCTATGCAACATGAAAGGCCGAGGGTAATCACGAAGGAATAACCTAAAACTCCAACTATGTGAGGTGCGAATCCTCATCCGTATTATTTATATATGCTCCCATCCTCTAAATTGGAATAGGAGGCCGGCCTCTCAAGTCGGCAATACGAGTTCGAGTCTCGTTGGGAGTAGGGGTTAGAGTTAGCAACCTTCGCGTGGTTAACCCTGTTATGAACTAATAGCTAACATAAGAGGAATGAAAATGGCCTACATTTACAAGATTGAAAATGACGTCAACAATAAGCTGTATGTTGGTAAAACCGAAGGAGATATCAACAAACGGTTTAAGGAACATTGTAGAGATGCGCGTCGCCGTTGTTATGAAAATCGTCCGTTATATGCCGCAATGAGAAAGTATGGATCTGAGCATTTTCATGTTTCTTTAATTGAGGAGACTGATGCTCCAGAGGAACGTGAAAAGTATTGGATAGATAAGCTGTCTACATATGCGGATGGATATAACGCAACAATCGGAGGGGACGGAAAACGCATTTATGACTATGATGAGATCCTGGGTCATTTGATTTTTAATCCAGATGCTGATGTTGTCGCAAAAGAGGTCGGGTGTGGTCGAGATACCGTAGTCGCGGTAGCAAATCAACATGGGATAGATGTCAAAAAAGATGTATATAAGAACTTTGGAGATATCAATTTGATGAGAAGAAAGCGAGTTATTGCATATAGTAGCGATAACGATGTATTTCTGTTTGAGTCTATCGCAGAAGCGGCAGAATGGTTATTTGACATAGGAGCGACAAAATCTAAGTCCAAAAGTGTGATATCGCATATTTCAAGTTGTGCTAAAGGCAATGGTGATACCGCCTATGGTTATAGGTGGGTATTTTCATAAAAAGAGGATTAGATACAATGAAAAAACCTACTGGAAGTTCGACCAAAATTGTAAAGAAGCTCCCGGCCTCTGAGTATGGTTCTGGTGTATTGTGTAAAACAAGATCTGGTAAGCAGTATCGAATCAGTCAGAACCCAGAGAAGAAAAAGCATACGCTTTGGCGTATTGTAGACGGCGGTTTTGAGAAACTTGCGGTCGGAGATTCTCCTTATGACTTATATCCCTTGATTGATTGGGATGAGTAACTCAAATATGCTGCTATGGTGGAATAGGCAGACGCGCCAGCTTGAGGTGCTGGTGGGAGAAATCCCGTATGGGTTCGAGTCCCATTAGCAGTACCAACATGGTGCGTTGGACGAATTGGTAGAGTCACCACCCTTTCAAGGTGGAATTTCCGGGTTCGATCCCCGGACGCATCACCACGTAACCTAATTGTTGCTATATATGGCGTGTTAGCTCAGAAGAGTAGAGCGCCGGCCTGTCACGCCGGAGGTCACGGGTTCAAGTCCCGTACACGTCGCCATTTTATAGGGGTTTGGTGTAATTGGTAGCACTCCGGTTTCCAAAACCGATGTAGGTGAGGGTTCAACTCCTTCAACCCCTGCCATGCTGACATAGCTCTAATGGTAGAGCGGTTGCTTCGTAAGCAATAGGTTCAGAGTTCGAGTCTCTGTGTCAGCTCCATATGCTGGTGTAGCTCAGTCGGTAGAGTGGCTGATTTGTAATCAGTAGGTCGGGGGTTCAAGTCCGTCCACCAGCTCCATATGCGGGTATAGCTCAGTTGGTAGAGCAGCTGACTCTTAATCAGAAGGTCGTGGGTTCAACCCCCTCTACCCGCACCAATATAAGAATAGTAAATATAGGGGAGCGCCAGAGTCGGAGAGCTGGGGCGGTCTGTAAAACCGTTGCTTTCGAGCTGAGTGGGTTCGACTCCCACCTCCCCTACCATACAAATATTTGTTGCTGCCCGATATGCAACTGAAATAAGATCGGGTTCAAATATGGCGGAGTGGCCGAGTCCGGCTTATGGCGCTTGTCCTGAAAACAAGAGGCGGTGATGAGCCGTCCGTGGGTTCAAATCCTACCTCCGTCGCCAACGGGATGTGTTGACATTTACTGCTTTCCAACGACCCCAGGATAAACGGTACGAAAGCGGCGCGGTTCCAGCGACAGGGGACGGTGGACTTTGCTACGCTGTCCTGTGCAATGCCGATAAACAAAAATGCGTAGCTCTATGGGATGATAGCTCAGTTGGAAGAGCGGCAGGTTGAAGCCCTGCGCGTCGGAGGTTCGATTCCTTCTTATCCCACCAGTCCGTAAGGATACTACCTATGATGACGTGTGACGGCTCTGACACGTCGGTAAAATAAAAATTGGCCGTGTGTAGGTAGATTGGGGTCGCTCCCTCCGGTGAAAGTCCGGCGCAGGCAAAACGCGATAGACCAACCTGAACGCTGTAAGCAAAGCGGCGAGCCGATCAGGAGCGCGGCGGGCTGGCATACCCCAACGGGACTTCGTGAACCTGAGAAAGTATGCCCCTCTAAAGGTAGTCAGCAATGGAGGATAAATAAGTGTAGTAACCGTGCGAATCGGAATTATTGCCTGATTGAGATAACATATCACGGCTGTGAGTGGCGGTCGGAATCCAAGGTGGCGTATCATTTTTGATATGACCGGGCGTAAAAGGAATAGCGGTTAGGTAGCGTTGTACTACTGAGGGCGTTGCGGAAGCTGCGCACAAGCCATTGCCGCACATGAAATGCCTTGGTACACTAAGACGGGAAACACTAATCCCCCTGCTCCCCAATAGAAAGGCTGAAAGGGCTACTGGCTTGGCACAAGAGGTCAAGCTGTGGTGGTAATATGGCACAGCGTAAAGGTGTGTGGTGAGGCCGGGAGTGGAGTCACTTCATACAACATATGCGCCTGTAGCTCAGTTGGGAGAGCAGCGCACTTTTAATGCGTGGGTCGGGGGTTCAAATCCCTTCAGGCGCACCAGAAAAAATTATAACGATTGATAAAACCTCGGGGTCTTTGGACTTCCGAGGTTTTGTCATATAGAAAGGAGGTCGCGGACATGGCGGCAAAGAAACAGCTGATGAAACCGGCTACGCAAAAGGTAGTGAAAGATGCGAAGCCTACCGAAGTTGAGCCGCGTGTAATCAGCGACGAAGAATATCGCTGTACCTGCTGCGGCCACAAGTACAAAAAACAGGAGACTAATTTTGGCCGTTCAAAGTCCCCTATTTATAAGGGTAACAACGGCTTTGTCTCTATCTGTAAGAACTGCGTTGCAGAGCTTTACGAACAGTACGTAAAGTTCTATGACGGAGACGAAGATGCGGCGGCAGAGCGGATTTGCCAGATCACGGATATGTACTTTGATTTGGATATCTGGGCGTCGTCACGAAAGATCAGTGAGAGCCGCAATGGAAAGAGCCGCAATCGGATCAGCACCTATATTTCCAGACTGAATTTGAGCCAGGTAGATGGAGCAACGACCTACTCTGATACATTGGTGCGGCGCTGGGAAGCCAATGTGGAAAACGCACCTACGGTAGAGGATGTGGCAAAAAATGACGATATCCAGACACCCGAGGAGGTTGTGCGCCGGTTTGGTGTCGGTTTTGATGCTGGCGACTACGATTCTATGCAGTATGAGTATCAGGATTGGGTAAAGCGATACGGCGAGCCGATGGATAAGCGGCAGGAGGAGCTGTACGTTTCGATCTGCTTTATGAAGCTCAACCTGCGGAAGCTGCTTCAGAAGGGAGATTCCAACATTGGTACGGCTGCGAATAGCTACAAGTCGCAGATTGACGCAGCTACTACTGAGATCGAAGACCGGAAGAAAAAGGCTGAGGCTGAAAAGCAGCTGAGTCCTTTGGGAGAAATGATTCGAGATATCGAGGAGTTTTGTCCGGCTGAATATTACAAGGACAAGAAGCTGTATGCGGACTTCGATCATTTGAAGGAATATATTGAGCGGTTCATGACCAGACCTCTTCGCAATCTATTGACCGGCTCTAAGGAATTGGACAAGGAATTTAGCCTGTCTGATTCGGAGGAGTGAGTTATGGATTACGAAGCGTTGATGGATGAGCGGCAAAAACACGTCCATGAACATTTCTCACCCAATAGCAAATTGAACGACCCTGAGTTTGTCAAAAAGCTATTGGATTGGATAACGTTTTGGCGAAGGAACCCCAGCCGCTTTGTGCAGCGGTATTTCGGAATCACACTGTATCTCTATCAGCACATCATTTTGTACCTGATGGATATTTTTCCGAGTATCTGCATTGTGGCCGCTCGTAGTGCGGCAAAGTCATTTATCATTGCGGTCTATGCCTGTAAAGAAGCAATTTTGCGGCCTGGATCATTGATCGTCGTAGCTTCGGCGACAAAAAAGCAGGCGAGATTGATCGTATCAGAAAAAATCGCCAAAGAGATTTTGCCAAGATCTCCGTTGCTTCAACAGGAGATTAAGACCATCAAGGACAACCAGAACGATATCGAAGTGAAGTTTAATAACGGAAGCTCTATTGTCGTACTGGTCGCCAATGAGAATGTGCGTGGGTACCGTGCTACGGTCTTCATTTATGAAGAGTTCCGTATGATTGTGAAAAGCATTATCGACACGGTTCTTTCTCCTACACTGTTTCAGCGGCAGATCCCGTTCAGAATTAAGTACCCCGACGAGTACAAAGAACTGAAAGAGGAACCGAAAGAAATCTATATCAGCTCTGCATGGTACAAATCTCACTGGATGTGGGACTACATGAAGCTCGTGACCCGCGATATGTTGGGCAAGGGCAAATCTGTTCTGATCGGTATGGATTACAGCATCGCTTTGAAGCACGAAATTAAAACCCGTGACTTCTTGGTGAAGGAGCGAAAGAAGCTGGATAGAGTTGCCTGGACGATTGAGTATGAAAATCAGATGGTGGCCGAGAACGCCCATGCTTACTTCACCTACGATATGCTGAACAAGAACCGCGTGTTGAAACGTCCGTTTTATCCAAGAAAGAATGAGGACGTACTGTCAAAGGTTAAGGCAAAGCACACAATTCCCAAACAGGCAGGAGAAATCCGCATTATCGCGTGCGATATTGCCCCGGAGGGCGGTACCGGCAACGATAACTCGGTATTTACCTGCATCCGTGCTCTCCCTGAGAGCAAGGAGTATAAGGTTTCAGATACCAGCGGCGATCATATTGAGGTCAAGCAGGGATATCGCCGGCAGGTAGTCTATATGGAGCCGCAGGCAGAATTTGAAACGACAAAACAAGCCATTCGCATTAAGCAGCTGTTCGCTGACTTTGAGGCGGATTATTGCGTTTTGGATACACGAAACGCGGGTGTCGCTATTTATGACGCTCTGGCTAAAGTGCTTTATGACGTAGATCGGAATGTGGAATACGAACCTTGGACGTGTATGAACGATGATAAGCTGAAAGCTCGTATCGTAATTGCAGGCCAGAAAGAGGTAGTTTTCTCGGTTAAGGCGTCTTTGGAGCTGAACAGCAAAATTGCTGTTTCTATGCGGGATAGCTTGAATAACCGGATGATCGAACTCATGGTAAGCAACCAGGAGGGCGTTGAAGAATTGCAGCGCTTGTATCCTGAGTATGCCTCTGCCGATGTAGATACCCAACTTTTCTATGAGCGTCCTTTCCTTGAGACAGTGGCGTTGATCAATGAGATGATTGGGTTGGAGTATACTGTGCAGAACCAGACCAACCTCATTAAGATTGAGGAACGTCCAGGTGCGCGGAAAGACCGGTACACATCGGTATCCTATGGCAACTATTTCGTTTCGCTTTTGGAAGCGGATCTTTTCTCGGATAGCTCCGGGTATGAATACGTAACACTTTGTAATTAAAGGAGGTGAAGACAAGTGGCAGGAAAATCATTCTTTGGTCGGATTATGGGTCGGGATCAATCTGAAACGCAGGCCGCAGTACCTGTGTCGCAAGTAAACAGTGCGCCGCAGGACGACAAAACCTATGAGTTTAACACACGTTTGGGTTCGTCCTATTTGAACGTGGTCAACTACGGTACAAAATGTACTGCTCCGTATTCCACGGAAGAAATCACGCGAATGGCGAGAGATCCTATGCAGTATATCTCTGAGTTGCGTCAATGGGCGAAGTGGGCGTATTACTCAAACGGCACGGTGACGACAGCTATTGATAGCCTGGTAAGTCTTCACTCCCTTGATTATGTGGTGGTTGTCAAGCCCAAGAAAGCAGGAGGCTCCCGTAAAGGGTATCGTGCCAGCATGGACAAGATGACCAGCGTGCTCCGGTCGATGCGCTACAAGGAGGTTATTCGTGACGGTCTATTCCACGATGCCAATGAAGGTATGTACGTGGGATACATGGAGACGAGAACAGTACCCGTAGACGATCGACTTGCGCTGACTGATCGTGATATCCAGGGCATTACCGAGATTAACTCAGCCGGCGTCAACTGCGTTGTTATTTCTTTGCCGGTAGAATATACAAGAATCATTGGCCGCAGGAACAACTGCTACGAAGTAGCGTTTGACCTGCGGTATTTTAGCGCCATGACAGAGGAAGATTGCAAGCGTAAGCTGCAAGGTTTCCCTCGTCAGATTCAAGAAGGATGGCGCAGATATTCCAATGGAGAGTTCCCGGATGGTGCGTGCTGGCAGAGACTGGACTGGCGCAAGACGATTGTAACCAAGATTAAGAGCGGACAGAACGATCCGTACGGCGTGCCTTTTGCAGTAGCCGCGTTGGACGATATCGACTACGCCAAATACTTCATCAATACGAAACGGCGTGTGTTGGATACGGTCAATAACCAAATCTACTATGAGACTTTCCCCGAGGGAAAGGACAAGGGTACATCTGCTTTGTCTCAGCAACAGCAAGAAAACCAGCATAACACAGTTAAACAAGCGCTGACGCAACGCAGCAACACAAACGGCGTATCATTCTTCTCTTTGGCCTCTGGCACGAAGATGGATCGGCTTCCGGTCGATCTCTCCCTTTTGAATGAGGAAAACGAAAATGCCATCAAAGAGGACGTGAATGAGGACATCGGTGTGGCCGCTGCTGCTCTGAGCGGCAGTTCTACGGGTAACTATGCCACGGCCACACTGAATATGGAAATCGTTGCGAATAACGTATTCACGTGGATTGAGGCTTTGGTGGAAGAGCTGAACAAGTGCTTGAATTACAACGTGATCAGGGACGGCAGCTACCGGGTAGAGTTCCGGGTGCTTCCCATTACTTTTGTCAATCGAGAAAAACAGGTGAAGTTTTTCTCTGACCTGTATGCCCGTGGAAAGGGTAGCCTGATGGCATGGATTGCCTCTACAGGGTTTGACGTGGATGACTACCTCTCCCTTATGGATCTTGAGTTGGATGAAGACTTTGAGAACAAGTACCCTGTGCATAAGACCTCGTTCACTGTTACCGGTAAGGATGCACCTGACGGTGATGTGGACAAGAGCACCGGTGGCGATCCTCCGGTCAATCCAAGCACAGAGTCTACAAAGGCTAATAATGCCAACGCAAGCCCCTCTCCGTCAGGATAAGGAGGTGAGAGTATGTCTGAGAGAGCTTTTGCCCCTATCTATGAGATCTCCAGTGAAAATAAGATTGCCGGCAGACGACCTATCAAGGTTGTATTGCATGAGATCTTCCCTGATAACACTCGTTGGCAGGAAAACGGAATCTCATGGAAAGAGGAATATGTTCAAGCTAACCTCCATTCCGTTGTCGGAATGTCGATTGTAGCGGAATTTTTGACCGAAGATCGGGATGTTCCATACAACCACGGTATGACGGATGTGCGGGAGGAGGATAGGCTGCCTTTGTTTGAAGACGCCACTATGGTTGGACACTTCGACAAGGCGTATGTGGATGACGTAGAAATCGGAGGCGTTACTAAACGCTGCTTGGTAGCAGAAGGAACGCTGGATGAAATGCGTTATCCCAAGTTTGTTGCTTGGCTCCGCGAAAACATGGCGGACTCTGTTGTTAAGGGTTCTGTGGAAATTGTGGGTAAGCCCGAGCACGATGGCTACATTATTTACTCCGGCGGTTGGAAAGAGGAAGGTCGTGTTCCGCAGTATTACGACTACAGCGGATATGCGATTCTCAGTGTTAAACCGGCTGATGAAGCCGCCATCGTAATGGAGCTAAATAATAAAAAACTGGACAAGGAGGATGAAACAATGGACGAGAAGACCAAGAACGAGTTGATGGCGGCTGTGACTGGTGCTGTCTCTGAGGTCAACTCCAAGTGGGAGGAGTATTGGGCCAAAGTTGACACGCTTCTGGCTGAGATTAGCCAGCTGAAAGCCGACATCGCACAGAAGGAAGCTGATATCAAGCAGCTTCAGGCGGATTACGACAAGGAAGCCGCCGCAAAGTCAGCAGCCGAAGCCGGACTGACTGAGGCTAACGCCGCGAAGGAAGCGGCAGAGGCCAGCCTCGTTGAGGCTAATGCCAAAATCACCGAAATGCAGAACGCCGCTGCCGTGGCAGAGCTGAATGCTGCACTGGCTCCCTACACCGAGGAGCAGCGTGCAGTTGCCAAGGAAGATATCGACGCTTTCAACGCCAATCCCGGCAGCGTAGAGATCAACAGCATCGTTGGCAAGATCTGCACCGCCATGGTGCAGGCGGCTCGTGAGAGTCAGATTGCAGAAACCAATGCCGCCAGCCAGATTGACGTATTTGGCATGACGGATGACGCCGGCAAGAAGGAGAACACCGACCCCGCCGACGTGGACGTATTTTAAGAAAGGGATGAAAAACAATGAAGGCTAAGACGATTGGTTATTACAAGAACGTGCAGAACGTTGGCGACGTTGATGCCGCCGTCGATCTGAAGGTCGGCATGGGTGTGGTGCTGGATCGCGCCGCTCGTACTGCCAACCTGCCCGCCTCTGAGGATGAGGCTAAGGCTTGCTTCCGCATTGTGAGCAATATCAACGACAAGCCCGAAATGCGCAATTTCGAGGAGACGTTGACGGTCAAGGCCGGCGAGAAGGTACGCGCCGACGACCTGACCACTGTGGCAAATCTGGAGATGGAGTTTGCCAGCTATGAGATCAGCACCGACTATGCCGGCATTTCTGTTGGCGATAAGCTGGTCTTTGGTACGGATGGCCTGCTCGCTAAGAGCGCCGACGTAACCGGTTACAAGGTATACTTCGAGGTTACGAAGAAGACCGCATACATGGGCAAGGGCGTCCTCGTCGTTGTCCGCGTGCAGTAAGAAGAGAAAGAGAGGGATAAACGATGAGCACGATTTATGAAATCAACATGAGCAACGCTCAGGCTGATGTGAATACTGGTCGTGTCAAGCAGAACTCCAAGATCGTGGAGGTATTTTCTGCTCTGAGCGCCGGTAAGCGGCCCGAGGTTGACGACAAGACTCTGGACAAGAGCGTGGCAACCATCAAAGAGCTGTCCAGCAAGGCTATCGACGGCGATAACGCCGCCCGTAGCGAGATCAACTCCATCATCCGGTTCTCTATTGAGCCGAAGCTGTTGGAGGTTGTTCGCCTGTTCGACTTCATGGGTACCTATCGCCGGATCGGTTACAACGAGGCTCCCATGATGAAGACCTACGGATACGAGAGCATTGATTCTCGGTTCCAGGCATCCAGCAGCGACGTACCCTTCGCCGCTGTGAATTGGCGTGAGTATCCGATCGGCACCCAGACCATCTCTGCCGGTTTTGCTGTTGACTACCGCGAGCTTCAGAACGGTAACTTCGACGGTAATATCCGTGAGGGTATGAACCAGGTGCAGATTGATATGCAGAACAAGATGACCTACTACGTCATGACCGTTCTGTACAACGCCCTGAAAAACGCCAAGGGTGTGAAGCACTTCGCTGAGGACAACGGCATCACCAAGACCGCCGTTGACAATATGCTCAAGTCCATGCGGCGCTATGGTAAGGTCAACATTGCCGGCGATTACAGCGTAGTGTCTCAGTTCAACGACTTCGCTGGTTTCAAGCAGTTCTCCGCCGATGAGATCCGCTACGCCAACAACATTGTTGCCGAGGAAATCCGCCAGACTGGTCTGGTAAGTATGTACAACGGTGCTTTCGTAACCGAGCTGCCCAACGCGATCAACTGGACTCAGTTGAACAAGGACGGCACCGATTATGACCTGTATATGCCCCAGGGTCTGTTGTTCTTCCTGCCTCGCGGTTCTGTGTCTCCTCTGCAGGTCTTCCTGCGTGGCGGACTGACCACCATGACCGGCGACGACATCGTAACCCGTCAGCACCTGACCCGCTTCGATATGGAGTTCGGCGCAGGCGTTGCTGAGGGCATGGAAGATCAGATCGGTCTGATCTCCGACACGAATTTTGATGCTCCCACTTTTTAAGTGAGAGATCTTTTTTTTATGCCTGAATGACGGCACAAACGGGGAGGGGCACAAACCCCTCCCCTAATTTCAATCAAAGGGGAATCGTTATGAAAACGAATAATGTTCTGGTAAACAACCTTTGCTCCTGGCCTCTGGGCTTCCGGCGTCTGGCGGGGCAGGGCGATATTTCAATTCCGAGCAAAGCTCGGAATTTTCCCCTCCTCTCCGAAGAGGAGGTTCTGGCTCAGATCCAAACCGGCAACGTGATGTTTACCGGTACTGATGGTATGGGCAATCATGCCCGTATCCAGATCGTGGACGAGGCAAAGCGTAAGGAGCTGTTCGGCCTGGGTGATGCCGAAGTTTCCGCGCCTATCCTCTTGAATGAGGAAAGCGTTAAGGAACTGTTGGCTATTCGCTCCAAAGCCAAGTTCAACGAGCAGCTGGAAGCTATGGTGAAAACCGACGCCGAAAAGAGAATGCTCGTGGAGCTGGCGTTCAATGTGGGCGCTGAGGACGCGGAGTCCTGGAAGGTGGACGCTCTGCGCAAGCTGGCTGAGACTGCCAAGGTCTAACCGATGAAAGGAGAAGGTGTGGATTATGGCGGACGAAAAGAAAACGACCTTTGCGGACGTTGAGCAAAAATTCCACTCCATGCCTTTGACTAAATATGAGATCCCGGAGGCATTGGAAGCAGAATGGCTATCCACAGCGGTAGCAGATTTTGAACTGAATTTGGGCTGTGACCTCGGGTATAACGAGGAGACACGCGAGTTTTCCGGCAAGTTGAAAAGCATTACCGTTCGTACTCTCGCCCAGATGATGTATGTGTCTTACCTGCAAAGGGAACTGAGTAGGGTAATGGCGCTGAACGGGATCTATGGAAAGGATGTTCAGCTAACCGGCCAAGATGCGACCAAACGTGTAACAAAACAGGAACTTGACGACCAGATCGCCAAGGTTGAAGTTTTGCTTCATCGTCAGAAAGATCCTGCGTATGGATAAGGGGGTAGCAATATGTCAGAAGAATCCAAAAGCTGGTATCGAATGACACGCCCTCTTTTCAACAGCGGGTTTGAGGATGATGAGTTTTGGGCATACGGCCAAGATGGTTTTCAGGAAGTGCTCGATTCCTTTATCGGGTCTGATGTTTTGATCTACGACAAGGCGATTGGAACTGAGCCGCAGCAGGTAAGAGCTATTGTCCAACAGAAAACCAGCGATGTGTATAACAGCACAACGGTTAGACAGATTCTTTGCAATATCGGTATCTTGAGATGTGGGCAGTACGTGAAACACGACGGGGCGTTTTGGCTGGTGAGTTCGCTGCCGGATAACAACCGCATTTATGAAAAGGCGGTACTCTGGAAGTGCAAATACTCCATCCGATTCGTCTCCCCTTTGACAGGTGAGATTGTAGAATACCCCGTATATAGCACAAACAGCACACAGTATGGCACTGGTGAGGCGGGTAAAACGCAGATGACGGTTGGTGAAGACCAGCACCTGATCTATCTGCCATACAATGAGGAAACGATTATGTTGGATACTCAGACCCGGTTCTTGATGGACAAGAACAAGGTCGATCCAACAGCCTATCGTATCACCAGAGTTGATCCGATCTCGTATGCAGTGGGCGACGAACGTGCAGAGGATGGCTTGATCCAATGGGCCGTACTGGAAGACCAATTCAATGCCGCTACCGATAACGCCGAGTTGATGGTGGCGGATTACTATACTTCTGTCCCCGGTGGGACGGAGGAAACCTCGGGAGCGAGCGTTCATATCACATTGACAGACCTGGACGGCGATTTCAAGATCGCGGGCGGAGAGACAAAGCAAATCCGTGTCCAAGTCTTGGATGAGAGCGGCGTTCCTATTGATCCACTCCAATATCGTTTGGAGTATGACTTTGCTGGCGCGGCCAGCATTGTCGATGAGACGAGCGGCGTTATCACGCTGCGGGCGTCGGATGATCCCGTATTTGTGGGAACACAAATTGAGATCAAGGCAATCCACGACGCTTCCGGCAGTGAGGCCGTTATGAAAATCCAAATTGTGAACTGGTAAGGAGGTGATGAGGGTGCCGCATTTTGATTCGATGATTCAACAGAAGATCTTGCTGAAACGAAAGCTGCTGCAAAATCAGGCGGTGGTCAATTTGCTCTGTAACGTAGGGAACAACGTGGCGGAGTTTGAGGATTTCAAAACGGGTAGTAAAAGCCCTGCGGAACCCCTCATCAAAACCCACTTTTATGTCCCTGGTACGCAAACAGATGACAAAAACTTTATCACGATGCGTAGTCGCGTGGTCTATACCGACTCGAATGTGATTAAGGAGACAGGGATTACTGTCTATATCATCTGTAACGAGCACCAGATTGACTTGCTGCAGGGTTCCAGAGCGGATATGCTGGCAGATGAGGTGGATCGCATTTTGAACAACGGGGACAAGCCCCTGTTCGGACTGGGTGGGATCAAGCTCAGTACGGCGGATGAGGTTCAGTTCAACGAAGGATACTCCGGGTGGTCGATCCCGTACGTTACCCACGAGATGAATAGGGAGGCTGGTATCATTGATTGATCAGCTGAAATTGTTTCGCGGAGAGGGATACAAGATCAACGATAAAATCTTGATCAGGCAACCCACCTTGGAGGAAATCGTAGATTTTGGCGAGCAGCGGTATTTCGGACTGGTACGTACTATCTGTTCGACACCCGCTGATCGAAAAGTCGAAATCTGGGACAAACTTCATGTTTTCTGGGAGAAGATAGACGAATACGACCTTTTCATATCCCTTTTTCAGACGCTTCAAAAATCTGAGGTGTCTATCCTTTTTGGGGATATGGACTTCACGACCTTTAAGCTCGGTACACAAACAGGTCTCCCAGACCTTGTACTGAAGAATAAAGATCAAGTGGTGATCGACCGAGCTATTCATAAGCTCATGACTGACTATCTCCGTCAAATCCATAAGCTGAAAAAGAATGTGGATACGGGATTTAACGACGCCACGAGAAAAATCATGATTGAGGATGACAGGGATGAAATGGCACTGCAAATGCAGAAGCCTTTTCAATCATTACTGCTACCTCTTATCTCTTCTTTGACAAACTGCCCGGAATTTAAGTACCGATGGGATGACGTATGGACGTTGCCCATCGGTGTTTTTATGGACAGCGTGGAGCGTGTTCAGAAGCATAAGAGCTACAACTTCGTAATGCAAGGCATTTACAGCGGTTGTGTGGATATGAAGAAGCTCGACAAAAAGGAACTGCATTGGATGGGGGATCTGAAATGATCCCGAAAAAACACAGAAAGGACGATGAATACCATGTTTAACGCAACTCAATTTGTCATCGACAAGGTACGTCGGATCACTCAGATCAACCTGGCAACGGGTTTGGTGGACTTCACCGGTACGAGCGTGGAGAGTCCCCAGATCGAGTTCACCGGCGAGTCTACCGACAAGACTGACGCTCAGGGCGTTCTGCTCGCCCGTTTCGACACCGCTAAGGGTGTGAACTTCTCTGGTGAGCTGTCTCTGCTGAACCTGAACCTGATGGGCGCACAGCTCGGATCTGAGGTACAGGTGGCCGATAGCTCCAAGAAGGTCAAGGGTGCCGACTTTGCTATCCTCACCGTGACGGACAACGAGGGCACCAAGACCGCTACGCTGAAGCACGTGCCCACTTCTATCCCCGCTGCCGTGTACACCATGAGCGAGGACAAGAACATCAGCGGCATGATCGAGGTCGGCGTTGATGAGGGTAACGCCAAGATCGAGGGCAAGGTTATCACTCTGCCTGCTTCCTTCGTCGGAACCACTGTTGGTGTGTTCTATGAGTACGAGACGGATTCTGCCGTCAAGCTGGTGGACAGCGCCGAGAGCTTTGCCGAGGCCGCGATGTATGTCGTGGACATTCTGGCTGCTGACGTGTGCAACCCGTCTGTCAAGCGTGCCGGTAAGATTGTCTTCCCCAAGGCCAAGATCGACAACAACTTCACGGTCAACCTGACCACGGAAGGTACGCACCCCTTCTCCTTCACTGCTCTGAAGGATTACTGCGCCGACGACGCGGAGCTGTGCTACATCCTCTTTGAGGAGTAAGGCGGTTTACCATGATTCGGAATTGCAAGGTGTGCGGCGCTTCGTACAAAACCTGCTATTCCTGTGAGAAAGAGCGGAGCTGGAGGCTTCATACTGACACCCCTGAGCACTACTACATTTGGACGGTGCTCATGGGGTATCAGGCCAACCACGATGCGAAACAGGCATATAGCGCTCTTCGGAAACGCGGCATCGACCTTCGTAATACGGCAGAATATACGCCGAGTGTGCAAGCACTGCTGGCGGAAATCTATGCTTTGGCGCACGAAAACAGTAGGGCGAAGAAAGCAGTAGTCGAAGCGGAGGAAGCCAAGGCCGAAGAACAGGTGAATAACGAGGCTGAGTCGCAGCAGGAGTAATGGGAAGGAGGGCTTCGGCCCTCCTTTTCAGACTCATAAAGAAAGGTGGTGAGACGGGTGAAAATCTTGGCCGTTGACCAGGCCAGACACGGCGCATGGGCAGTTTATGACTATGAGGGAAAGAAACTGCTGGACTATGGGACGTGGGGCTTTGATAGCAAGAACTATACATTTGAGCAGGCAATTTTGCATATTGAGGCTTTGCTTGGTGAGGTGATCCGAACGCACGACATTGATGCGGTGTTTTTGGAGGACATTCAGCTTAGAAAGAATGTTCAATCTTTCAAAAAACTGGCTCAACTACAGGGCGTACTCGTGAATATGTGTGAAAAAACGAATATTTTGTACAATTTGGTAGCACCCACACAATGGCAAAATTACTGCAAAGCAAGAGGTAGGACGACAAAGGAGATCAAGTCAAAGATCACATCTGTCGAACCTACAGGCAAAAAGACATCAAAAATCCTATCGCTGCAAGCTGCAAGGGATATTTATGGGATCGTTACTGAAAACGACAACTTGGCGGACGCCGTGATGATTGGGCATTACGTCGTAAACAATATCAAAATCGGAAGCGAGGACGACTTCAATGAAAAAGAACGAGATGACTAAGAAGCTCATGGAGGAGTTTAACGAGGATTTTATCGACGTGGGGGGGGTATTAGACACCACGTTGCCTGATCCCACTATGGTGGAATATTATCGCCGGTTGAAAAAGCGTGAGATCCTTTGGAATGACGATATCAGCGACGCCACTATTGATATCGCTTTGTATATCAAAAAGTGGAACGCCGAGGATAAGGGGATTGCGCCGGAAGAGCGTAAGCCCATCAAAATCTTCATCAATTCGGATGGCGGCAGCGTGGACACGGTGCTCCACATCATCGACATGATTCACCTGTCCAAGACACCGATTTACACGATCGGTATGGGCCGAGTGTACAGCGCTGGCGGACTTCTGCTGATGGCCGGCCATAAGCGCTATGTCTTTCCTCATACCAGTTGTCTCATTCATGATGGATCTTCCGGTGCGATCGGAAGCATCGGCAAAATGTTGGACAACTTGGAGTTTACCAAGGAATTGGAAAAACGCATGAAGGAGTACATCTTGTCCAGCACCCGAATCACGGAGGAAGTCTACGACCAGAACTATCGCCGTGATTGGTTCTTGTTCAGTGAAGAAATGATCGCGTTGGGTATTGCCGACGAGATCGTAACTGACATTGATACCATTCTTTGATAGGAGTGAAGAAGATATGGCAAAGAAAAATACCAGCGCGGAAATCTATGATGTCCCCGCTACCCTGCAGGAGCATCCTTTTTATGGACTGAGACTGGATGAATACCAGAAAGTTTTTCGGGATGCTATTTGGGACACGGAGAAGCTGATTGTGTTTTGCAATGCTAAAGCTGGCACCGGCAAGACGCTGATTGCTACGGCCACAGCCAATTTGCTTTATCAATACGGACGGTGTAATGGCATCGTCTATATTGCTTCTCCTACTCAGGAGCAGAAGCAGGGATATTTGAAGGGCACGATCGAAGAAAAATCCGAGCCGTATTTTGAGCCATTTTATGAAGCATTGGAAAAAATCGGTGTTAATCGCAATACTGCATTTTACGATGGTGCAGTCAACGAGAAGTATCAAACCGCATATATCCAGTGCGCCACGCACACGTTTCTGCGTGGTACCAACTTTGAGAACAAAGTGGTAATCATCGACGAGGCGCAGAACTATTACTTTGACGAGTTGAAGAAGGTTCTGACTCGTTTACATGACAGTTGCAAAATCATCGTAATTGGTCATGAGGGGCAGAATGATTTGTTCGACCACCCGGAGCGCTCCGGTTTTGTCCCCTATCTGAACTGGTTTGCAGGTGATGACCGGACGGCGGTATGCCGACTGGTAGAAAATCATCGCGGCTGGATCAGTCAACACGCCGACGAACTAACGTTCCGTGCGGCAATGAATCTTGTGGAGGATCAATAACATGAAGAAAATCGCTGTAAATACGGTGAAAGCCTTTCTGAAAGAGAACAAGAAGGAAGATGCTTACACCCAGGCGTTTACTGTGGGAGACAGCTCTTTTGAGGTGTCATTCCATACAGCTCTGACTATCGCAGAGAAGAGCACCTTTCTGAATCGTGTGGTTTCTGGATGTTTCGATGCGACGGGCAAGTTCCGCCCTGAGTATGTCTCGCCTATGTTGCGAGCCACCATTCTCCAGATGTGTACCAATATCCCGGCCATGACGCTCAAAAACGAGACAGATAAAGCAGGTGCTCCCGCTCTGGATGTGGATGCCATGAATGAGCTGTATCTGGCTATGGACTTGGATCACGTTCAGGACGCCGGATATCAGGATATGCTGAATGAGATGGTTCCCCTGTGCGGGCAGGCTATCGACTGGAAAAAGAGCAGCATTCTTGCCGATCATGGTACGGATACAGCCCTCCGCGATCTGCTGGAGGGATTGGCCGATAAGGTGAAGGATATCGACACGGAATCGCTCATGCAGTATGCCGGTATCCTTTCCGAGGGTACCAAAGGACTGGGCGAAGGTGGTATCCTGCAAGGTCTACTGAACGCAAGAAAGGCGTAAGCAACAAAGAAAATTATTGAGTGGGAGGTGGCGGCATGAACATTCGGGAAGCGCTTGAAAAGGCAAACAAGCAGCTTATGGCAAAGATCGACGACGCAATGACAAAAGAAGTCTTTGAGGAAGTCCAAGACGAAGAAGCCGCCACCATCTACTCTGAGGTGTACAAGGTCTATACCCCTCGGATGTACCGTCGCCGTGGAGAATACGGCGGATTGGGAGATCCCTATAACATTGAAATCCGAGGCGGAGCAGCAAAGGGCGGCGTGATGGTCGTAGTCAATATGACCGAACCGAATCCGGGTGGCTGTATGAACGACGATCAGGTGACGACTGGCAAAAATCTACCCGAGCTGGTGGAATTTGGAGACGGTTATAAATTCTATCACTATGATTTTCCCAGCCGTAGGCGCTATATGGAGCCTCGTCCTTTTACTGCAAAAACCATTGAGCACCTGAAAGAAAGCCGCGCTCATGTAAATGCTTTGAAAGCTGGGCTGAGACGACAGGGGATCAATGCGAAATGAAATTTAACAGAAAAAGGTGGTGAGAGATGTGGACGAAGATCTGAAAATTGTATTGACCAGTGAGCTGGAGGCTGATGAAGAGGCTTCCGCACAACGTATTTCTGCGCAACTTCCCAACATTGCAAAGCTGATCAATTCCAAAAGCAGCATCAAGGTTGGTGTAACTCTGGACGAAGCTGGTATTCAGTCTCAAACTCAGCGGATTACTCAGCAAATCGCCAGAGCGACAAAATCCCAAAGCGTTGGTGTTTCTTTGAGCTTGGATCAAAGCTCTGTCAACAAGATTAAGACTGAGCTTAATAATTTGAAGGTCAGCCCCGACATCTCTCGTGCCATGACTGATCAACTGGATCAAATGGGTATCCAGATTGACCGAATCACTGGCCGCTGGGAGGCGGTGAACGGTGAAGAGGAGCGTATGCTAAATCTGACCATTCAGGGTACGGATCAGATGCAGAGAACCGTCACGTATCTGCAAACCTATAATGCGGAGACGGGCGAAATCAATACCCATTTGACCAATGTGACTGCAAATCTGGAGCGTCAGCGCAGAGAGCAGGAGCAGGTGGCGGCTCAGGCCAAGAAGGACAATGAATCAAGGGTTTCATACTTGAATCGCCAAAAGGCTCTTTTGGCTGACATTCAAGCCGCCTATGTCGGTCAAACTTCTGTAAAGCCGATTACGGACAGCGCTCATTTGACAGCGCTGAATGATACTTACGCCGCAGTCAATGCCCAGATTGAGACCATGATCGCCACCGAGGGGCGGCTGGATAATGTTCAACGATCTAATCTGGAAGCTCAGATTTCCGGCTTGCAGCGTTTGGTCAAAGAGTACCAAAATGCCGAGTATGTGGCAACCAAGCTGAGAACAAAGGATATCGGTTCTATCAAGGCCGACCAGCTTTCCGGGCTGGAAGCCTTGGAGAAACGACTGGAATCTGCCGGAACACTGACCGACACGTTCAAGAGCAAGATCGACGGCTTGAAGAAAACTCTGCAAGGCGTCGGCACCAAAGATCAGTTGGTAGCTTTCCTCAACAGTTTTGACCAGCTGAACAATGATGTAGCTGTCTTCCAGGAGCGCCTGCGTGGTGCGAACAAGATCTATACTCAGCTGATCTCTCTGGATAAGCAGATTACCTCTGTTCAGTCATCTATGACAAAGCTGAATACCAGCGACGACAAAAACAAGTTGCTGGCTCTGCAAGGTCAGATGTCCGTGCTGAATAATCAGCGGGCGGCTCTGGAGGCACAACTGGTTCCCTATGCTGATATTATTCAATATGCGAAGCAGGCGACGGCTCTTGAACAGAGCCGTCTTTTGAATGGTACCCAACTGGTTTATACCCAGATGGAGCTGGCTGACAAAGCGCGAGATTACGATGTTGCAATGCAGAGTATCCCGTCTACCATCGCTGATTTGCAGACGAAGTTTAGCCAGGTAGTGGCTCCCACAGAAAATCTCGTGCAGAATATGAGACTGCTCCGGGAGACAGCGGCACAGTATGGCGCTGATATGGGGGACAGGGAGAAGGTTGCGACATATGAGCGGCTGCAATTTCTGATTGGTGCTTGCAGTAAGGAAATGTCTGAACTTCTCCGTATCCAGCGATCCGATGTCAACGACTTCAAGTTTACTCAAAACTTGGAGAAAGCAAAGGCGGATTTGGAAACGGTTGGAAGAACGTGGAGCGCATTGAAGCAAGATCCCGGTCTTAATGCGCAATTCCAACAGCTGAGTGAAAACCTCAAGCGCGTTGACAATCAGATGGATCTGAGAAAATGGACGGCGCAATTTAGCACGTTCAAATCTGAGGTCAAAGCTGCTGGAAAGAATATGCAGTCTTTGGGCGACATTTTGAAGAACAACGTAGGTAAGGTACTCCAGTGGGTATCTGCTACTACGCTTCTCTTCCGTGCGTTCCGGCTGCTGAGATCCGCACTTACTACGATTGTTGATCTGGATACGGCCATGATTGACCTGCAAAAGGTCACGACCGCGACCAGAGAGGAGTATGACCGTTTCTATCAGAGTGCCAATGACACAGCCAAAGCGCTGGGTGTAACCACTGAGGAAGTTATTTCCCAGACGGCGGAATGGGCACGACTGGGTTATGCCATGCAAGATGCCGCAAAGCTGGCAGAAAACTCTGCTATCTTTGAAGCTATCTCTCCCGACATGGATATTACCCAGGCGACAGACGGCCTGGTAAGTATCATTAAGGCTTACGACCTCGAAGTTGAAGACTCTTTGGATGGTATTATCTCCAAGGTCAACGAAGTGGGTAATAAGTTCGCCGTGTCCAACGGTGATATTGTGGAGGCTTTGACCCGTAGCTCTGCTGCTATGGCTGCTGCAAACAATACATTTGAGGAAACGGTAGCTTTGGCGACCGCCGCTATCGAAATCACAAGAGATGCGGCGACGGTTGGTAACGGTCTGAAAACCTTGTCAATGCGTATCCGTGGCTATGATGAGGAGACGGAGGAATACTCCGCAGACGTGGCCGAATTGACCGGTACGATTGCCGATCTCACTAAGGTCGCAAGCAATAATAACCGGGGTATCAGTTTGTTTGAGGCGGACGATCCCGAGACTTATCGTTCTACCTATGACATTCTGTCCGATATTGCGGATATCTGGGATGAGCTGACCGATAAGAATAGAGCTAACCTTTTGGAGGCTCTGTTCGGCAAACGGCAGGCTCAGATTGGTGCCGCGATTTTGTCCAACTTTGATCAGGCGCGTAGTGCCATCGTAAAGATGGAAGAGAGCGCCGGCAGCGCAGGACGCGAGATGGACAAGATTACGCAATCGTTGGATTATAAGCTGAATGCACTGAAAGAAACATGGGTTGGTGTGGCTCAGAATCTGTTCCAGACCGACGATATGAAGCGCGTCGTCGATGTTTTGACTCTTATTTCTAATGGAGTTGATCAACTGACGCAGAGGCTTGGGCTGTTTGGTACAGTCGGGCTTGTTGGTGCGATTGCGTTGATTTATAAATTCCGCGTCGAAATGAATACGCTCCAGAGCACTGTCCTTCCGGTGACAGAAGTTATCAGAGCGTCTGGCGTGGTTATGGACGGTAGCGCCACAAGTGTACAGTATTATGCTACTAAGCTGATGGGACTTGATAAGTCTCAGCGTGCGGCAGCAATGAGCGCACTTGGACTGACTGCGGAGCAGAAGAAGCAGGTTGTAACAATGACCAATCTGATTACTTCTGCACAGAGATATACGATTCAAGAGTTGGCGGAAAAGGCTGCTACGGATAAAACGACTGCTGCTACGCTTGCCAAAAATATGGCGAAAGCTACCGAGAAGCGGACGACCGAGCAGATCACCGCTGCAATGATGACCGAGATCCTAAACTCCAAGAAACTGACGGCTGCTCAGAAGGAAGCAATCGTTGCTGCTCTGCAACAGACCGCAGCGAACGAGAAGCAGGCGTTTTCTTGGAAGGTTGTCGGTGCCAACGCCAAGGCTGCATTTGCGGCGATGGCGACTAACCCCATGACATGGATTACCCTGGCAGTTACTGCTGTCATGGCCTTGGCTCAGGTATGGCAAAGCGTAAAGCAACGGGCGGAAGAAGCTCGTCAGTCTATGACTGAGGCTGCGGAGGCCGCTAACGATCAGCGTAATTCGCTTGCCGATCTGATTGCAGAGTATAAAGAGCTGGCAACTGCCGGCGACTTCGACTCTTCTGCCAGAGAGACAGCAAAGCGCATCCAGAAAGACATTACGGATCTGGTTGGGGCGCAAGCTGATAATCTTGATCTGGTTAATGGTAAGCTGGATGACGAGATCAAGAAGCTCGACAACATTAAACTGCAAACAGCGTATGACACCAGAGATACTTTGGATACCAAGTACCGTGACGCAATGTCACGATATAACCAAGGTATCAACGCTGAAGGTTCTGGAACGAATTTCCTTGGCGTTGTTACTGACGCAGGCGGTATTGACCAGATTTTGAAAAAGATCGGTTATGTCAATGATGCGTGGGAAAATTTCAACGGGCAAATCAGTATTAGCTATGCGCTGGCAGGAAAGAACGCAGAAGAAGTCCTGGCAATGTACAAAGAACTCCAGCACGTACTTTTGAGTGACGATAGCTGGCAAAGCATGGCTGATAGCTGGATTGGGGACTCATCCCAAAATGTCCTCAACAACGTCCAGCAGCAGATTGAGTTTTATCAGGGACTCGTAGACGATTATAACTCTGCTCAAGAGAATTTCCTCAAAAACGAGGCGGTCATTGACCTTGGAGAGACGCTGAAAACTACTGATATCAATTCTCAGGAGGCTTTCGACGGATATATCCAAGGGATCAAGGATAGCACGGAGTATTCTGAGGCATATAAGAAGATCCTTTTGGAGCTTGCCAACGATACCTTCCCGGAGTTCAGCGGAGCAATGCAGCAGGCCACGAACAACGGTGGTACTTCGGTATATATCGCACAGCTGGAAAAGCTGACCGATGTTATTTCGGGGTTGCAGTCTTCGTATGATGCTTTGGCATCTGCCGAAAGTGATATGGCCGGTGGCGGCGGATTGTCTGCTGAAACCATTGAGTCCCTTGCCGGCGCTGAGGAAAAATATCTGGACTACCTCTATGAGGAGAACGGCGTCGTAAAGCTCAACACGGCGGCATGGAAAGAAAACGCCAATGCTAAAATGCAGGGCGAGATGAACGAGATCCAAAAGGAGATCGACTCGCTTCAAGAGCGTAACGCCGCTCTGCAAGAGAGCATTAAGTATTACGAGGAGCAGCGTAACCTTGGCAATGATGGTGGTCTGTGGTCGGGCATGATCGGCAACGCCACAGAGGAAATCAAGAAAAACAACGAGGCGATTGCTGAAAACCAGGGCAAGTTGGCGATCTACAGCAGTTTGTACGGTTCAATCACCGGAGATCTGGACGCATATACTTCTGCCTTGCAAAACTTCTCGAATGTCGCAACTACCATTGATACCATCTCTGATTCTTTCCAGACGCTTGCAGATTTGCAGGCTGAGGTAGCCAATGGGTTTACCATGTCGTTGGATAAGGCTTTGGAGTTCGCCAAGGTCTATCCTGAGATCATGAACAATGCCCAAGTAGCGGCTGATGGTCAGATTATCCTTAACGAGGGCGTAGTAAACTCTTTCATTCAAGGTAAAAAGGCTGAATTGGATGCTCAGATTGATGGGCAAATCGCCCAGCTGGAAGCTGAAAAGGCAGTCTTGCAGGCCAAGATGGAAGCAGCTCAGACGCAGCTTGACCTTGCCAAAGCGGTTGCTGAGGGTGAGGGAGATATCTCAAAAGAGCTGGCGGAGTATCGGATCAATGCCGGTAACGCTGTTGCTCAGGCTCTGATTGATGCTGGCGTTGATGAAGCGACTGCGTTTAAGCTGGCGGCTGCTGCTATGGCTCAAAATGCGGAAGAGTTCAACCGGGTAGCGGCTGAGGTCTGCACGGATGTAAATGGCAACTTTAATCAAGTTGCCTATGATCTGGCACAGACGATGTACAACAACCTGACCAACGTAAAGACGGATCTTGCTTCTGTCGCAAAGCAGGCACACCAGACAGCTAAGGCTATTGCTGGTGTTGCAAGCGGTACAGTAGCTGGATCGGCTGACGTACAAGGTGGGTCTGGTGGTGGTACTGGCAGTAGTGGCATTAAGCTCAACCTGACAAGCGGTAGCTTTAAGGGGACAGAATATTCCTACACCGCTAAGGAAAGCAATCTGGAAGACTTTATTTCCCAGATTGAACTGGATGTTTCCAAGTACCAAGACGCGATCAGCCAGATTGATGGACAAATCGCGGCTTTGCAGGCGTTGAAAAATGCGCCTTTGAAGAGTTTCAAGAGCGATACGAAGTCAGGTAGCAGCTCTAAGAAAGATGTCGAAGAGTATGTCGCTACCGTTGACGACTATCGAGAGGCGGTTGAACGGCTGCGCAAGGCACAAGAGGCCAGAGCGGAGCTTGAAACCAAAATTGACAACTCTGACGATTTGAGAGAGAAAATCCTTTTGGAGCGTCGGTTGATCGGTGCCTATCAGCGTGAGCAAGAGGCGCTGCAAAATCTGAATGACCAAAGGGAAAGCACGATCTCTTCCGGCGTTAAGGCGCTGCGAGATCTGGGGTTCGAGGTGCAGTATAACGCTGATACCAATGAACTTTGGATCGCAAACATGGAGCACCTAAATGAGCTGGTGGCCGATAGTAAGGGCGGATACGACACTCTGCAGGAAGCCACAAATGGTTTGAGGAAGGAAACTGAGGATCTTATCAATTCTCTGACGGACTTGAACGAGGAAAATCGTGACGGTTCGGAAAGTTGGAAAGAACTTGGACAGGACATCAAGGAAGCCCGTAAGCAGATTATGGAGCTTCTGGATGGTATCGTTGAAGAGGCTTCCGACGCGGTTGATACTATCCAAAATGTTTACGACACACTCCATGACGCGGCGGACGAGTATGCCCAGAGCGGGTTCATTACCGTAGATACTTTGCAGAGTATTATCGGGCTTGGGCAGAAGTACGTAGCGTACCTGATTGATGAGAATGGGCAGCTTGTCATCAACGAAGAGCGCATCCAAGCGGTTATTGCCGCACGGACGCAGCAGATGGCGATTGAGAGTTCTTTGGCCTATGTAGAAGCGCTTCGTATGGCAAAGTCTGAGGGCGATATCTCAACTCTGAATAATTTGCTGTATGCAACCGAACAGGCTACTAACGCAACTTGGGGATTGGTCTATGCAAATCTGGCTTTGGCTGGACTGGACGAAGACCAGTATCAAGCGGCGCTGCGGAATATCAATGCAATTCGAGCATTGGCCGATAGTGCCGTGCAGAGCATTAGTAAAACGGTAGGCGGAGTAACAGAAGAGTTGGAGAAGATGCAGGACGGATTGAACGACATCCTCGATTATGTAATGGATATGCTGAAACAGCGCATTCAGGATCAAATCGACGGATTGGAGGACATGAAGGATGCGTACTCTGAAATTATCGACCTGAAGAAAAAGTCATTGCAGGCCAGCAAAGACGAGGCAACCCAGAGCAAGACCATGGCGACTAGGCTACGTAAAATCGCCAAGTTGCAGGCTCGTATTGATGCGCTATCTTTGGATGACAGTCGTGAAGCTCAGGCAGAAAAGGCTGCGTTGCTCGAAGAGTTGAATGAGCTCCAGTCTGATTTGGCTGATGATCAGGCAGATAGGACACTGGAAGCTCAGGAGGATGCCCTAGATAAGATGGAAGAGTCTTATCGTGATGAGAAAGATAAGGAAATTGAGATTCTTAAAGATAGCATTTCTTCCTACCAGAAACTTTATGATATGGCAATTTCCTATATCGAATCTCATTGGGATACGCTGTATAGCGAGCTAATCGGTTGGAATACACAGTATGGCGACGTACTGAACAGCGAGATTGCGAACGCTTGGGATAATTGCCTTGCGGCTGCGCAACGGTACGGAGACTATGTGACAGCACTGAGTCGCATCGGCGTGGATATCGAGGCATCTCATAGCGCTAAAGGAAACTCTACCATTGGAGACACAGAGTATGACAGCTCATTTACAAACGAAGAAGGAGCTCGTGCCGCTGTAAATAAGATGAAAGCAAACAGTGCGCTTTGGGGTGCTGCAAGCCAGAGTAAAAGGGCGGCGCTTGAGCGTGATAATCGGCGCATTGCTCAGACGGTACTCCCGAAGTACGGAGTCTATGCGACACTTGGCGGGAACGGCGTTTGGTATCTGCCGGACGGTCGGAAGCTGTATGAAGTGTATCATAATGGCGGGGTTGTCGGTAACGGCGATATCAAGAGCAATGAGCGGTTGGCCCTATTGAAGGATAGAGAATGGGTACTGAGCGAGAAGATGGTAAAAAATCTGACCATGCAAATGGAGCGTATCAGTACACTTTCTAAGGCAATGAGCGATCTGCCAAACTACGCTGGTAACTCCGCTTTGTCTTACATGATGAAGCAGATAGGTACCAGTAAGACGGTCAACAATGTTACCAATAACAGACCGATTGAGGTAAATATTGGTGATATGACTATTCAGGGTGCAGATCAGTCTACGATTGAAAAGCACGTAAAGATCACACGCGATATGGTCAATCAAATTGGCCGGATCATCGGAATCGGGAGATAAGATCGGGACGCCCATTTTCGGGCGTCCCTTTCATATAGCAAGGAAGGGAAGACGATGTTCAAAAGCTATGAATTTACCTATGCTGGAATGCCCGCTTCCATGTTTAGTATGTATGTCGCGGATATGTCCAGCAATAAGCACAGTGCCAATAGCTTTGGCAACAAGGCTAACTTGGTAGAGAAGCGGCTGGCAAACCGCGTTGCACCTATTCATTATGGTGTGAGATATAACGATACTCCGTTGAGCTTTACATTGATTTTCGGTGCAGATCACAAACTGGATCGTTATGAAATGCAGGCTGTTTCAAAGTGGCTGACAGGCTACCAGGAGTACCAGTGGCTCAGTATCGACCAACCGGATATGGAGCACATTCAATTCCGGTGCCTCGTTCAAGAGTTGACACCCATTCATCTGAGTTGGGCACCCATGGCTTTTGAAGCCAAAATTATTTGTGACTGCCCATACGGGTATAGCTATCCATTTGCAAAGACCTACCAAATCAGTGGTAAGACGGAAGTGCGTTTTTACAATGACAGCACTTGTATGGAAAAGCTGCGCCCGGAGATGCTGATTACTCTTGCTGCTGGATGCACCAGTTTTGCAGTAAAGAACAAGACAACAGGAGCAGAAATGCGGTTTGATGATTTGCCGGGAGGCAGTTTGTCTATCCGTATTGACACTGAGAACCAGATAGTTACAGAAGATGTATCTGGCTATGATCTTTATGAACACTTCAATTTTGTGTTCTTGGAGTTGGAACCCGGAGACAATGAATTGGTATTCACTGGTGCTGGGAGTGTAACGGTCAGCGGTCGATACCTTTATAACGTCGGGGCATAAGAAAGGAGGCCAGAGGTGTATCTAGATTATTCTAAATTGGCAGCCAGCCAGATTAAACAGCCCGCTTTGCGGTTGCAGACTCTGGCCGGTAAAGAGCTTGGGGTTATCCCTTGGGTCAACAACCTCAATTTTGAATTAAACTATGCGGATGTAAGCCGCGTTGAGTTCGATGTTTCTCGGCATTCCGATGGGAAAATCAATCCGGTGTATCGTTTGCTGACCAGCTACAAAATGCTGTTCACCGAGCAGCTTGGTATCTACATTCTTCAGAGACCGACTACATCAGGCGACGGTGTGTTTGAGGTAAAGCACATTACCGGATATTCCATTGAGCAGCTTTTTGAGAAGAAGAAGCTCTATTTGGAAGAAGGAACGTACAACTTCTGGAACCCTGTTCAGCCGGAGGATACTATTCTGGGCCGTATCCTGGAATTGGATACGACATGGAGTATTGGGTATGTTGACCCCAAGCTGATTGGATGTTATCGCACCTTTGACGAGTACGATAGTGATGCTTTGAGCTTTTGCTATGGCAGCGCCATGGAGAAGTACAACTGCACGATCGTGTTTGACGTGTACGCAAGGACGATTAGTGCTTACGACGCGGGAAAAAGCCGTGGAACCGTACCTATCTATCTGAGTTATCAGAATTTGGTGGACGCGGTTGATCTGGAAGAGCTTACCGATGGCATGGTAACAAAGCTCCATCTGTACGGATCGGATGACCTAAGTATTCGAGATGTAAACCCGATTGGTACAGACTACATGGTGAACCTGTCGTACTTTATTTCCAATGGCGATTTTGATGTGATCGCCGAGGGCAGTACAGTTACTTTGGCCGAGCGTGTCAAAGGCTGGAACGCCGCAATTAGAAGCAACCAAACTCACTACACCAATTTGGTAGCGGCGCGGGCATCCAGAACCGCTCAAAGGTTGGCGGAGGAAGTGACGCTCGCTTCGCTGAAAGGCGATTTGGAAGTGCTGACTACGCAACAAAGCGTAATTATCCAGACAATGGCTCTGGAATCCACTGCCGCTGGAAAGGCAAGTCGACAGCAACAGCTGACAGAGATCAATAAGAAAATCTCTGCAAAGAACTCTGAGATTGAGGCACAAGAAGCAGTGATTGCGAATTTGCAGGCAGAGATTGATTGGTATGCCACTGATATTCAGGGTGTTGTAGAGCAGCTGTCTATTCCCAAGTATTTCACAAAGGCCGAACAAAAAATCCTCAACCACTATTTGATTGAGGGCGAAGCAGCAGAAGAAACTTTCGTTGCGACTGATGTAGATACATCGGCTTCTGGTGCCATTTCCACATTGCAGGGAAAGGTTACGTTGACCGGTGCTGATATTGCACAGGCAAGTCTTAACGGTAAAAGTATGTATGCTATTGCGGGCGGCGTTTTGAAAATTGCCAGCGCAAAGCTGACGGCAGACATTGTGCGTGGTACTTTGGAGGTCAACCCAAGTACAAACGAATATGTACTGACGGTGTACCTGGGATCTACGACGTTTGATGAGCATAGCTTCCCGAGCGGACTTATTACTGCATCCGGCACACTTTCTCAGTTCGGCAGTGATATTTCTCCTGTTTCTCAGGATGGAGTAACTGGGAACAAGGGTACCCAGATTTCTTTTGAGGCGGGCACATCCAGGCTGTTTTTCACAGTAAATGTGAACGAGTATCAAAAGTATTCTGTGGCACAAGAGCTGTACGCATTTGGCGAAGAGCTTTTGGATGAATGGGCATGGCCTGTTTACGAGTTTTCCATTGATACGGCCAATTTCTTGTTCCAGAAAGAATTTGAGCCGTTTAAGAATAAGTTGGAGTTCGGCAAGAGCATTTATCTGAACGTCGGTGATGATGGTGTGATCGAGCCGAAGCTGATCGGGGTAGCTCTGGACTTTGAGAATCCCGAGAAGTTGACATTGACCTTTTCTAACCGTTTCCAAAAACGTGACGTAGTTGCGAATTGGCTGAGTGAGGTCAATAAGGTCAGTGCGTCCAGCCGCAGTTTTGATACCAGCAAATACCTCTACAACAGAACTGCGAATAAGACTACTCAGGTTTCCCAGTTTATGGAGAACGCCTTGAATGCAGCGGTAAACACCATTATTGGTGCGAGCAATCAGAGCGTTGTGATCAATGGTGCCGGTATCCAAGTGGGTGGTGACAGTAAGTACCAGCTGCGTATCGTGGACAACATGATCGCCATGACGGACGACAACTGGGCCACAGCGAAGCTGGCCGTGGGGCTGTTTGCAACAGAGGAGTCAGGTGCTTACTTCGGTGTAAACGCGGAGGTAATCGGTGGGAAGCTGATTGTGGGTAACAACCTTATCATTGAGAATCAGAACGATCAGGGAGTCATGCAGTTCAAAGTGGACGCATCCGGAGCGTGGCTCCACAACTCCACTTTCGTATTGCAGAAGGACAACGGCGGGTGCATGATTCTTGACCCCAAGTACGGCCTGCTGGCCGGAACTGACGGCCTGTTCACCACCGAGGGCACCACCGTACTTCCCTCCTTCCTCGGAGCAGACGGCGAGGTGGAGCTGGAGCGAGACGGCATGCCGGCGAACACAAACTTTTTCATCGACAGCAGGGACGGAAGCGCCTATTTCCGTGGAAACGTGTACGCAACGGATGGCGTGTTCAATGGCACCGTTTATGCCACGGACGGTAAGTTCACGGGCGAGATCGAGGCGACCAAGGGCACCTTCTCCGGGACTATCAAGGCGGCTACCTTGGACGGGAAGCTGGTGGGAGGCGCAACCGGGGGCGCTCTTGAGGGCATCTCCCTCAATATCGGAGACGGCAACTTTATCGTGGACACAGGAGGGAACGTATCCATGGCTGGAAGCATCAACCTTTCCGGCGGCACCATCACATGGGGACAGAACGGACCTGTGCGCTACCAGTTTTCCACCAACGGGACCTCTGGCTGGCATGAGACCATGACCGCAAATGATAAATACCGCCGCGATTCTCTCGACGGCGGTATTACATGGGGTCAACCATATCAGTTTAGAGGTGAGGATGGAATGCCTGGCAGTGACGGCAGCGATGCAAATGTAACATTTAATAACATACTCAGAGCGTTACAAACTGCGGCTGACACTAAAACCACATTTATTACTGCTGACCAAGTTGGTGCGCCAACAATTTATGGAGCGAAAATCTATGGTGCAGAAATCTATGCAGGAGGCGTAGATGAAGAAGGTGGGCAAATTATAAGCCTCGCAGATACTGGTATTCGTATTTGGAACGGCAATAATGCATGTGTGCTGACTATTCACGAAACGAATGGCAAGGCGGCCATTACCACTGGGTATAACGACTTAATTATTAGCGCACCAAATGTGAATTTTCTTGGCGTTCAATCTATGAATTTTACTGGAGTAGACACTATAGGTTTACACGCTACCTTTGCATGATCCTATCATATCCAGTTTTTGAATACCCACAGTCCCATTCATTGCCTACAAGTCTGTCAATCCAAAGCCACCATATAAGCACACCCGAATTATGGTCGTATCCATAGATGAATTTCGTTCTCTCATATTGCTGATAAAGCTCTGTTCCAAGCCTCCTGCAATACATCTCTACGGCGTCTTTTTCGTTATTTTGGGCAAAAGTTTTTAGCTTCTCAAATGGGGTGTCTAGCTTGTAATCTAAGTTTACATTTTCACTATCTTGTAGCCTTACTTCCCACATATCCTTAAACTCCTGATACGCTGCCTTATCTTCCTCCGTCCAGTTGGAGTAATCGGCAGTGGTGAAGGCATCTGTTGCAGGCGGCTGCACGGGAGCATCCGGGTCGGTCACGGTCGCCATGTTGCTCTCAACATCATACCCAACTTCAAGTCCATAGGCTTCGGCCAAAGCACGCAACGGCGCATAGGTGGTTCCGTTGTAAGCAAATACGGGCACCTCTACCCCATTGACATCCGTAGGCACAAAGGTTTCGCCATTGACCTGGATGTCGATGGGGTCAACTGTGATGGTCATGGCACCGGAGGCGGCAAGCGCCGTCAGGCCGAACGAGCCGAGCAGGATCGTGGTACACACGCCGGCAAGAAAACCAGGAAGATACTTTTTCATCATTCGCCTCCAAATTAACCGTTCAAATCCATATACTTCTAGGACCACCTATCTTGCACAAAGGAAGTGTTTGTCTTATTTTTCTCTTCCCTCACCTATATTACCACATCATTCCAACTGCATCAACCCATTTTTACTCTATCGGAGGTGTTACCATTGTACTATGAAGTACCTCCTATTACCAATGTCATGGCAACTCTGACGAACCAGTGTACCATGCGATGCCCGTTCTGCTTTGTACCGAAAGAGGCCAAGCGGATGTCGTATGAAACACTCTACGCACTGGTACAGTTCCTTATTCGAAACAGCGATGCGTGCGGCATTCCGCCCCGTCTCGTCTTCTTTGGCGGAGAACCCATGATGGAGTGGGATTCCCTAATCGTGCCCATCACGCGGTATATCAGAGAGGAATACCAGAAGCCATTCGTGCTATCGATGACGACGAACATGACTCTACTGAACGAGGAAAGGATTCATTTTTTGCTCTCCAACGATATCCGGTGCCTTTATTCCATCGATGGCGGGCGGGAAACCATGGCGGTCAATCGCCCTATGGCGGACGGGAGCGACCCGTTCCAAGCCGTTGATCCGATTATTGACAAGATCACCGGAATAATCCCAAACGCCGCCGCACGTATTACGCTGTATGAGCCCACCGTTGGGAACCTGCTTGATGATATCTTGTACGTGGAACGGAAGCGTTTTGGAAGTATCAGCATCCTGCCCGACCTTTTCTCCCCATGGAGTCCGGAGAGCTATGTATCGCTACAGCAACAGATTGCAATGTATGGCGATTACCTCATCCAAGCATTCCGCTCCAACAGAGAACCGCTGATTTTTCAGCAGTACAGCGAATGCTTTTTTAAGATGGCGCTTACCAACCGCTGTATTGAAAAGGGGCGCTTCCAAGACCTCTCCAAGTGCCAGGCGTGTGGAAAGTGCGGATTTGGCCTTGGGCATCACGCCACTGCAGACTACCTGGGAAACTTGTACGGCTGCCTCCATCCCGGTCCGCTCACCCCAGAGAGCATCTTCTACCTAGGAGACATCCGCCAGGGCGTAGACCCTGCTCGAAGCAAGGCTCTGGTAGAGATGTGCGAAGATGAGACGCCGGGTGGGCTGGACTGCGCAGGCTGCAATCTGCGGTATATCTGCGACCGTGGGTGCGCACCAAACAACTACATCTGCACTGGAAGGATGCTTACGCCGCCGGAGACATACTGTCGCTTTTACCGCGCACTGATGGACGATGCTTACCGCGTCTGCTTACTTTTGGATGCGGAAAAAAACGAAGCCTTCCGCAGGGTTTTCCAGCGGCGGGTCATGGAGGGATAATATGAACAGAGATTCCGAGCTGTTCCACCTCTCCCCATTTCTTCTGTCGGGACTGGAGCAAGCGCAAAGCCTAGATTCCGGCGTGACCATGGCGAGCGATTCCGACGAGATCACATGTAACCCATACACATGCTACTCAGACTGCAGTGACTGCTCCGATTGCGCGGATACGCCTTCACCCAGCGCATCGCTGACTCTGATTGGAGGAGCCGGAGCGTTCACATGGCGCATAACTGGCCTCAGTCAGGCGTTCAACACCGGCAACGGATACGTCCGCGCCGGCATCACATGGAGTAAATTCACCGTCGGCGGGGTAAGCTCCATCTCAAACATCGCGGATTATGTGATGGCCAAAAGTACAGGAAGTTCGACTTCCGTTTCGCACACTATCTCATACGAGCCTGGAACATACACGTTCTGGGGATTTGTTGAAACGTCACAAGGAGGATATTGGCCAGCAGGATCTGGCGTTGTTACGGTTACGGCACCCTTAACGACATTTGATTGGACGTATGCTGGGATAAACAGTTCTGGTGGCCTGGTAACCGGCACGACTAAGCGATCAGGGTATGGTATATACGTCACGGCAGATGAATGGAATGAGCTTGTTGATTTGGTTAACGACGCAAAAGGGACTAGCATCTCACATGTGTCGTCTGGTACATTGATTTCTGCTGCTATTGTAAACCGTGTCGCAAGTACCCTTGGCGTCAGCACTGTATCAAAGGGCGATACTATATCCGCATCATTTTTTAACAATCTTAGAGCTGCCTACAACGCCCTATAATAGAATCGAAGGAGGTCTTTCAATGACAAAGGAAGAAATTGTGCAGCACTTAAATGCTGTAATTGGAGCGCTGAATACCATCTCGGTCAGCGGTAAGGCAAACCTCACTAATCTCAGTGGAAGCATATCAGTCTTAGAGGCTATCAACTCCGCAATTATTGATTTGGACATTTCAATCCATAGCGATAGCGAATAGGTGATTGGCGGTGATAGGTATGAACTGTGACTACAGCCCTTACTCACTTCCTACAATCGACTTTGTGGGAGGATCAACGCAGAAACTTGTGTTCCACACGTTCTTTTCACAAAACAAAAAGCCGTTTGACCTATCCTCCTGTACGGCCAGTTTTGCGTTGATCAATTTTGTCAACAAAAATGGATCTCCGCTTATCGCCAAACCGATGGAGGTTAGTAAGAGTGAGGACGGCGACGGCACTGTAACAAATGTTCTGCGTGTGGTGTTGCTGCCGGATGAGACGGTAGATCTGGTCGGTAAGTTTATCTATCAGATTTCTATTCGGGATAGCTCCGGAGAAATTGAGATCCCAGATCAGGGTATTATTCGTATTGCAAACAATATCAACAAAAACTTCCCTCATTAAGCAGCGAAGAAAATCAATGAGAAAGGATGAGGAGTATGAATACGACATATTTTATCAACTGCATCGCTGGAAACATCTTTCGTTCAAAAACATCGCCAGCGCTGCCCACACAGTATTATATCGGACTGAGCAAAACGGTGCCATCCACTTCTGGTGCAAATGTCACAGAACCTTCTACTTCTTATGGCTATAGCCGCATTAAGCTGGATTCGCTCAGCGCTCCATCAAATGGGGTGGTGAAAAATTTAAGCGACATTAACTTTCCAGAGAGCACAGGTAACTGGGGGGTTATTTCGCACTTTGTCATTTACGATTCTCAGGCCGTCGGCTCCGGTAACTTGCTGATGTACGGCGAATTATCTACTCCGCGTACCATAGAGGCATCAACCACTCTGATAATTCCATCTAATCTGCTCACATTGACCACTCAAAACCCGTCATAACAACAGGAGCTGCGCATGAAAACATTTGATATATATATGCGTCCAAAGCAGACGTTCGACCTGCTCGTTGGAAAACGATCTGATGGTTGCAGTATCAATATCTATTCCCTTCCAGTCCGTTTCGTAGCGGGCGCTACAAATCGGCTGATTTTTTCACAAGATTTGACATCCTGTGTACTATGCCTGAAAGAATATTATGGCTCGTTGACCGAAATCATGTCAACGGTATCAGGCACATCTGCTCGCAAATCAGAATCCGCAAGATTACCCACCGAAATTCTAGTAGCAGCGGACGAATCGGCGCTAAAGAAGGCTGGACTGTCGGAGTGCGGCATCGAGTTTTCACAAAATGTCAGTTGCATTACTGGCAAGTATCGAATGCTTTCTGAAATTGACGGGTTAAATCTTTTCGACATCGACAACATGACATTGAGCGAGCTAGATTATGTCGCTGAATAGCAAAGGGGTGAAAATAATGTTTTATATCAAGTTACCGCTTGTTGTCAGAACTGGATGATAAAACCCTGGCAGAGATCGACGACATGACTCTGGAAGAGTTGGAGTTTGTTGTACTTGCTTAGGAAAGGAGTAAGAAAAATGTCACAGGCACATTTGGGGAGCTTTAATGGGACTGTGACGCCAAATATCAATATGCTGGATGTTTTCAAGAAAAATGAAATCGCGGATAACACCAATAGCATTCTGAACTTTGGCGATATGGTGCTGAAGAAGTTCGGTATCTCATGTCCCGCAGGAACCATAATTTTTATCAACGGGAAAGAAATCCCAGTGTTTACCGGCGTTTTTGAGCTGGGAATAAACCAGATCGACATTACTTCGCTGGTGTTTTCTGAGGCAGTAGATGTCAACATCTACTATATGTTCTAAGAAAGGAGGCAGTTTCAATGGCTGATTTGCCTTTCTTCAAACCACCTGCTTCTGGCGGAAGTGGTGGCGAGAGCCGCGCGGTCCCGGCCACTTTGCTGGCAAGCGGCTGGGCGAATGGGCGGCAGACGCTTTCGATTGATGGCCTCGGCGCAGTTCAAAATGGGACTATCGACTTCTCAAACAGTATTACGCCAACTCAGAGAGCAGATGCAATGAATGCGCGCTTAATGATTCAGGGGCAATCAGAAGGCACTCTGACCATTGTATCATCTGGTATCATCCCAACTTGTGATATTCCTGTCACAATTACGCTGTTCCCATAAGAGAGGTGCTAAAATGGCAACAACTAATAACTATGGTCTGTATGTGACCGCGCCATCTGATAACGTCAGAGTGCAAACATGGCGCAACCAACTATGCGGAGACGCAGACAGCAATATGGTAAAAATAGATAAGGCGCTTGCTGCCCTGGACGCCAAGAGCTTACCGCCTGTTACAGCGTCCGACGAGGATAAGATTCTTAAGGTAACCGGCGGAGTTTGGGCGGCAGTTGACATCGGCAGTGTATCCGGTTCCAGTTATTAAGAGATGGGGGGTGATTTGACTTGCCAATTATTTCTAATTTATATAACCTTGACGCACTTTTTCCCACCTATACATCGTCTGACGTAGGTAAGATGCTCGCTGTTAATTCAAGCGGCACTGGATATGAACTGGTGGATGCACCGGAGCGGATGCCCCCTGGTGGCACGGCTGGTCAGGTATTAAGCAAAACCGAGGATGGTGCGGCTTGGACGGACCCTCCGAGCGGAGGCGTCCAGCCCGACTGGGACCAGAATGACCCCACGGCGGCGGATTATGTGAGGAATAGGCTTTGTTACAAGGATGACCCTACAACACAAGTACTTGTACACGGCCAATTCGATGTGGATACCGAGGATGGTGTTGAAATACCGTCCTTGGAACTCACGACATTTGGCGAACAATTTAATGTTGTATTTGATGAGATTACATACGAGTGCGAAAGTTACTGGAATAACGGCAGCATTGTTATAGGAGACGTACTTTTTGGTGACTACAGCACGTATCCATTCGTAATCGAAATTCTTAGCGATGTATGTTTTTTGTACGCAAGCACATTGGGCGCGCATAGCCTGTCCGTGTCAAAGACGGTGCAGACAATCCATACCATGCCAAGGGAATACCTCCCCGTGTGTACGACAAATGAGCTTGGGGCAACATCCGTTGAACATATGCGCGATGCGCTGGTCACAGAATCTGTGCACTTAATCATTGGCAGCACGATCTACGGCGAGCTGCGCAATAGCGTAGGGGCCAAATTGATCGCACGAAATGTGATCTTCAACGGGGTCTACTACTATTGCTACGACACATCCTTCAGCAAAAGTGTTAGTCAGTCATTCGCGAAGCTTTCTGCCTTCGATAAGATCGGTTTAAGTTTCTGTACGTTACAACTTACCTTTAATGGGACGAGCGATACGGCCACTTTGAGCGGCGTGGATATTGTCGGGGCTACCAATGTTTTGCCCCCCGTCACCACCTCCGACGACGGTAAACTGCTCCAGGTGGTCAACGGGGAGTGGGCAGCGGTAGACATCGGTAGCGCCGTAGAACTGCTAGCCGAAACGGGTGTCGCTGAACCAGTAACAGACGGAAGCGCAATCCTAACGGATGCAAACGGTATAATTTATGTGCTTTAACAGGAGGTAAAACATGGCTTACGAATTTAAGAAGCTGGCCGAGGTAGAAGCTATGGCCGAGGTGCCAAAAGGGGCGAGCGTTCTCGCAGAAGTAAACGGTGCAATTAAACGTGTGCCAGGGGATGGACTAGGCGGAGGTGGCATTAAGACAGCTATTATCAAAAGCTCGGATTATGATAATGCTTTGACTGGAATATCGACTTTCGCGTCGGATGATACGGATGATATTACATATAACTGCATTAACATGACCTTTGAAGAAGCAGTTGGGATTATTTCAGCGGGAGATCCCCTGGGCGTTATGCTAATGTATGTTACGGAAGGTGCCATGACGCTCCAAGGATATCTCGGTTTCGCATCTATAGGGGGAGTTGAGGCTATCGTAATACTTTTTAGTCAATTCAATAGCCTTACGCTGTATTGGACTGCGGAAGGTTTGTCTACAACCGCTCCAGGAGGTAAATAACCAGCCATGCTATCTGATTATATGAAGACTATTCTGTCCGGTATGCAGGCATGGACGCGCGGGTTTATTGACGGAAAGGTACGTGAGATTGGAGAACAGAACGACAGATCCGTGCAAGGACTAAAGCGTAGTTTGGCATCCGTAAAACAGGACACCAATAATTTGGACAATAAAGTAGTTGCATTAGGTGATGAGCTTCGCGCACAGAAGTGTGTGCGGTATGACACGCAGGAGCTTTCCGCCGCTCAAAGGAGTCAGGCCAGAGCCAACATAGAGGCTATGAGCTCTACCAGTCCGGTTCTGCGCTACACGTCACAAACTTTGACAGACGTCCAGAAAACTCAGGCCAGGTCAAATATCGGAGCCGGAACATCAAATTTCAGCGGAGCTTACTCGGCATTAACCGGAAAGCCGTCTGCTGTGCTCTACACAGCACAGAGTTTAGCGCCGGATCAGAAAGCTCAGGCTAGGGTAAATATCGGCGCGATGTCGGGCGACATCGCTGTTGTACGCTACGACACAGATCAAGCGCTAACTGTAGCAGCTAAGCAGCAGGCGAGGAAAAACATTGGAGCAACCGACTACACGTACAGCATCTCAAAAATTAAGTTGGATCTATATCGAGATGTTGTACCCTTGGCAAATTACCCGAATGTCGCCCAATTAGACCTATTGAAGATAACCGGAATCAATACCTATGTAGGCTGTGCAGATGGAGACCATTTCATCGCTATATGCGGCGCAATCGTCAATAGTGCCGGGAATCAAGTCGCTTATTTTGATCGGTTCAATCCCTATTCGACCCTCTATGCTCAGATTTCCGGCAACATCCCAACTGCGGGTAAATGGTGCCGCTTTGTTGCGGCGGATCGCAACCATATAAGGCTGGCCACGGACGACGAGACGGATGCGCACCAGTATTATGTTGCCGGTGTAAATGAGGCGAACGGCATGGTATACATTTTAGGGTGAGGTAGTTATTAATGGCAATCAAATTTGTTAACGAAGCCGACCTGACCACGGTGGGCAACGCCATCCGGGCCAAGACCGGAGGTAGCGAGCTGCTCGTCTTCCCAACTGGCATGGCAGAGGCTATTGCTGGCATCGAAACAGGTGTGGACACGAGCGACGCGACTGCGACGGCAAACGACATGGCCATCGACAAGACCGCATATGTAAAAGGAGCAAAGGTGACGGGCAGCGTGCCTGTGGTCAACACTAGCACGGTCCACAAACAGACCATCGTAGCAGCGTCGGCGCTTAAGGCTGAAGGGGTACAGCTCGTAGCACAAACCACGATGTCCGAGAGGCTGTTCCGGGGCAACTCGATTTTCAAAATAGGGATACCCCGCGGCTTTTTGGGTAATGCCGAGGCGGCGGACGTGGCGGCAGGTAAGACGTTTACCAGCTCGGCTGGGCTGAAGGTGACGGGCACGGGGGCAATGGCGGAGATAATGACAGCGACACAGGTGATGAGCATCACCGTGGACGAGGTCATTCAGGGTTACGCGGACAGGACCGGGACCTACACGTGCCCGGCCGGCTACATGCCGTTCAACCTTTCGACAAACTGCGCCACCGCCACCCTTGCAATGACCGATTACAACTATAGCATGCACAAGCTAACCTATACCATGGTTTGGTACGGAAGCGCTACGGAGGA